CGTGCGTAAATTAACTGCGTCTCAGACATATCTCGTGCGTAAATTAACTGCGTCTCAGACATATCTCGTGCGTAAATTAACTGCGTCTCAGACATATCTCGTGCGTAAATTAACTGCGTCTCAAACATACTTGGGACCGGGTCAAACCTAAGCACCAGTTCCCACAGACAAGACAACAATCACAACTCCAAGTACGAAACAAACACCTACCATCTACCATGTCCATCGATCGCAACATCGCCTCTGCGCAGCAGAGCGACAACAGAGGACAGATCGTTGTCCAGGCAACCCCCTCGGAAGATGGGCTCGTCATCGACGTGTCTTCTCCTACTCCACAGCAGTTCGATGCATGGGCACGTAATGCGAACGATGATGCTCACCAGTTGGAATCCCGCGCCACGTCTCTCGAACACCAAGCTACCCAACTTCTCGCTCGCGCTAAAGAGGCCCGAGATGCTGCTCAGGTACTGCGCTCTTGCATCACAGACAAGACGATCCTTCCCACGGATCGCATGTGTCGAGTGTGTGTTGCCAAGACTGCTGAGTCTGGGTGGGGAAACCTCATGACCAACTGTGGAGACTGCAACATCAGACCGATTCACAAAGATCCGAATGCACCATTCCAGCACCGCTCGACAGAACACATCCGGAAACTTCTCGCATGAGCTCCTCACCACTTCCACCTCCAACAATCTTCTTGTTTCGCTGTGCTGTTATTGTTGTTGATTATGACACATACATTATGCACACCAAGCTCTGATTCAAAAAACTCGTTCCTTTATTTGTCCATTAGATATTGAAATCGTCTGAGAGATGAAACTGCACGAAGAGCGGATTGTACGATAGTCTGACCAAAGTGTGCGAAAATGGTGTTCACGCGTGCTAAACCACACACACACACACACACACACACACACACCCAGGCGAAGGAGAGCGTTTTATCTCGAAAGCGCAAATGAACGCATCAAGATCCGTTTAGGGATACGTGCATATCTGCATCTGCATGGAAATTTGCCTGGCTGAACAATCAGAAGGCTATCATGCAAACACATGATATGACATGTTGTCTATTCATGATCAATATACATATATCCCATAGGTTTGTCTAACTTAATTACTTACTTTATGCTGCTTCATATGATACAAGGTTTAAAGTTTTTGAAAATTCTTTTCATATGTATACAAAATCATAAATCATAATCACATTCTCTCAAGTGTACCACATTTTTTGACTGCTCAATTTAATTTATTTAGATTAAACTCTCATGGATTCGACTTCGACTTCGACCACATCACTGGGACCAGCTCGTTTTGCTCCATGGGATAATTCTGTTCATCTCTCATTTCATCATTGTGTCGATAATAAACTACCAGATTTTGTCAAAGAAGAATTAATTAGCTGTGCATTTGTCTTTGTGTTTGATCAAAAACGTCGCATGTTAATGGGCAAACATGCAAAGAGAGGTTATGATATCCCTGGTGGACACGTCGAGGAAAAGGAGAAATCGGTCGATGCAGCAACTCGAGAATTAGAAGAAGAGGTTGGAGTAAAAATCCAGTCGAGTCAATTGCGTCTTTTTGGATACGAGAGATTATTTCATTTTGACAAAAGCCGCCCAGTATCCCTTAAAGATAACCATCCATGGCCCAAAAGCTATTTTACTTATTATATGATCAACAATATTGACAGTGATGATAATAATAATGGAAATACTTTTAAACCACGCCCCAACACCGAAGAATCGCACGAAGATATGCAAGAAATTAAATGGTTCACGGTGGAAGAGCTACATCAACACAAATGGTTTATTGAGCGCCCACATGTCTTGCCAGATCTTTTGAAATCGATTGGTTGATTGGTAAGAATAATCTGTTGTTGTTGTTGTTGTACTTTAGTTACATTTTTTTTTGAATACAAATTTTTAAAACAAAGCAAATAAAAAGTTTATATATTTTGTGCAAATTTCTTTAATAAATGAATAAAAAATACAAAACAATAATAGTTGGTTTGTTGATTGTCAGTTTAATTTAAATCGTTGTTGCATTGTAGTCGACGGATTCCAAAGTATTGACCACTTGACGTCCAATCATGGGCCTCACGGTGACATTGATGCGATGTTCGGGACAAGACATGATAGATCTTTTAGGAACTGCGTGTTTGTAATGTATTTGCATATCACCACCCATACGCATGGCAGAGTTATGATGCATTCGAATAACTTTACGAAATTTGGATTTAGGATTCGTCACAACAAAGTCTCTATCATTTCCATATGAAAACGACCAAATTGGTAGATCTTTAACCATATCACTTTCTTTGTCTCGATGAGGTCCAATATAGTCTGATCCATCTCGCATCCAATTGAGTAGGATACCCCGATAACTGTTTGCGTTTTCTGGTTGTTGCTCTTTTACCCACTCTAGAACATTCTTTAGGTATGGATCAACCAATGGCGCGGGTGCTCGATCTATTCCTGCAAATGCATAAGCCGAGTCACCAAAGAGTTGATCCCATCGTGGGAAATCGATTAGTTTTGATCCATAGACACGACCGCAAGCTCTTTTATCTGGATGTAGTGACCAAATGCGTGCAAATGTGCCATCATTCGGCATAGCTACTTCTTTTGGAAGCGTTGGAAATATATCGATCCATGAATTAAGTCCGGGTTCTAGATCTACGCGATAAGGCTTGGCGGAGTGTATAGAAGAAGAAGAAGAAGATGATGGTATTGATGATGATGATGATGATGACATTGTTGAAAAATAAAAGTTGTTTATATATTTTTGTTTTTTGTTTGTTTGTTGTGTGTGTGTGTGTGTGTTATATGTGTTATATGTTATACGTCAACGTGCTGCTAGAATCTGGCAAAAAGTGAAATATTTTTGTGGTCTTTATCATTCTCTGAATAAAATTAGATATTTTTATGTTGAAAGACGTTTTTATATTTTTATATTTAAAGACGTTCTTGGTTGACTCTCCCTCATATTTGTCTGCAACATACGTACAAAACAAAAAACGATCAAGCAAAGCAAGGCAAAACCCATAGCTTACAAAAAGTGTGATACCGTGATAAAAAATCAACTATGTAAAAGGCATGTCTAGTAATTTTATTAATTCCATCATCGCCAATAGCGACATGGAGTATTTTAGAGAATTAGGACGAAGTGAACAAAAAAATCAAATTTTACTTTACTTCAACAACCGCAAGTCTCTACAATATATGAAATGGGCATTTCAAGGAGCAGCATGTCTGAAAGGATCGGTTCATATGGCCAATTGGATTTGCCGTGAAACACCACTCAAACTATACATCAATACAGACGTATCGGGCGAAGAGTTTATGAAGGATTGTTTTTTTATGGCTGCAGAAAATAAACACATTTCTATTTTGCAGTGGATGACTCACACCGAATTAGTGGATAGATTTAACTTGGATGTTGCATATCGTGCATTTCATGCAAAAAAACCATTTATTCTATATTCTTGTTTGTTGGCTGGACAAAATCGCATTTATATCCCATGGTCGGAATCGCCATCATCATTAAATACGGAATCACATTTAATGCTTATGAATGTTCTATTAGATCTCGTTGATCAGCTACCCTTTGGATTATCGGATTTGCAGCAATATTTACCTACCACGGATATTGCAAGCTACTTTCTGTACAAACAATATAGGACATGTGTCCAAGAAATTCATAGGTTGTTAGACATTTTTATCAACATTGACCCCATCAACGATGAAGAAAAAAATGACCAAGAAATGATTACACAAACTATTGAAAAAGACTGCCCACTAGATCATTTTACAGAAGTAGTCACAAATAAACGCCTCAAAGATATGGAATTTTTAAGAGATCAATTACATGGATATATTATAGATCTGTCTGAACATGAAATCTAGTGAAATAAAAAACAAACAAGTAATAATAATAATAATAATAATTGATGCCCATAACGGATGATTTTCTAGTCATCGCCATCATAATCATCATAATCACTGTCTTCATAGGTTCTAATACAAACCTTAGTTTGATTTTCTCTTCTTTTAGCTTCTTGGTGTTCTTTTTCTTTGATAATAAATTCTGATAGTCTTTTATTAAACGAAACAGCAGCCAAACAATTGTCTTGTACCCATTTACACGTATCGACTTGATCTTTACACATTGCAACACTCGTATCATTAGAGTCGAATTTTATATATTCTTTTATCCAACGAGACAATTCTTCTTGTTCATAAAACAAAGATATTTTATGTTCAAAAGTTGTAAAAACCCATTCAAGGGTCTGTCGATGATTTTCAATCATGTCTGGATGCAAGGATTCATCACATTTTTTTAAATTTCTGCATTCAATGACCGGGTGAAATAATGTATGAAAGACTTTTTTCATATCTTGTTCCATAAGAGTTAATTTGTGCTCTTTGTGTAGATATCGAAGCATTTCAACATTCCTAAGACTTATTGCATAAAAAATAAAATCGACTTGGCGACTCTGTCTAGACAGACAATGAGGCCAATACATTAAAAATTCTTTAAGTAATTCCACGGATTGTTGATATGGAGTATGTCGGAATATAATTCTCAAATCCGGAGGGCCAAAATAATTGTTAGCAAACCACTTGATATACTTATTTCCGTGTACAGAAAGCTTACAAGTTGAAGCATTTGTATTCTTCGGAAAACGTCTTGTGATACTCCATTCAAGCCAAAAAGGAATCTCTGTAGAAGGATTTACTGTCATAATTTTATCATACCAAAACTCATTGGAGCTTTGTTGAAAATGCATCCGCAATACTTGAATCATAGCCCATCTCTCCTCAAATTCCATTGGATAAAATCTGAAATAATTACAAGTGGGAATTCTTGTTCCATCAATAAAAGGAAAACATCCAAGTTTTTCACCATTACTGTCGTGCATACCTTCTGAAATCATGGTTAAATATAAAAGAGAAGATGCTTGCCATTGGGCTTGGTTATAACCAGGGCATAAATCACCTTGAATATAACTTAATACTTCGGGATGATCATACAGCATTTCCAGAGCAAAATCTTCAACTTCGATAGAAGTACTGTATGCAACAATGTCGAAAATTCGTCTGTAAAAAGACAATGATTTGTTCGGGATAGATGACATTATAATTTTGGCCTCTTCAAAACGGTCTTGGGCGATGAGCCATTTAACATGCTTTTCAGTTCCAAGCATTAGCATTTCTGACGTAATAATACTTGAATAATCTTTGAGAAGTTGATCCAGATTTTCTTGACAAGGTATCAATGGGAGCCAAGAATGCACATTGGACAAATAAAATCTGGCATTATTGTCATAATTATCGCATTGGGGTCGATAAATTTTGTTGCCGAGAGCCCAGCGAATGCGTTTAATATTTTGAGAATCGTCATCAAAATTTTGCAAATCACTTGGCAATTCTTGAAGGTTGTCATCAAAACCCCACACGGGTCGAGAGGCCAAATGATTTTTATCATTGCATTTTTTATGTTCTTCTATAGAAAGTTTAGCTTCTTCCGGGTCACAACCTCTTTCAATATCCCTTTGGTATTCTAGATCATAAACATCAAAATTTCTATCAATTCTTTCATTCTCTTTTTTATCTTCTTCTTTTGTTACTTTGATAGGACGAGAAACAGAATTTCTTTCGACGCGTTTTTTATCACATTCATCGAGATCCATGCGCCAAGCAAAAATAATATCTTTTTTTTCTTGTGTAATGTTTATATCAGGCATTGACATCCATCTAACCCAACTTTTACCATCTCCAACAGGAATTTGTGGAAATGCAACATGAAAAATATTGAACCATGCTCTCATTGCTTTGGGCCGAATATCAGTTCGACTTGCAATAGATTCAAAAATTTTGGAATCAAATTTAAATGTTTGATTCATTTCTTCGTCAATTCTAGATAGAATAGTTAGAGGAATTAAAATATCGCAATTTTTAGTGGAAGCAAGTTTACATGCTTGTACATAAATGCGATCAATATCCTGTACATTAAAATCTAAATGCATAACAATGCATAATATAAGATTCTTTTCTTTTGGATACAAGTTTGATGCCATTTCAAGAGTTGAAATATCTGGCTTGATTGCTGTTTGGTCCCAAGGAATTACAGATGTACGTTTATGTAACATGTTCCGGACATTTTCGATGCTCCCTTGACGGAGATATTCCTCTAAAGCAGAAGACGATTGCATTGTAAATTTGCGAATATACTATTTTTTTTGTTTCACCTTGTTTCTTTTTTGTTTCTCGTTTCAAGAAAGTGATAATTGTTTGTTGTTTTATCAGATCAATTGATTTTGATTTAAGTAAGAATTAAGAATTTTCCAAATTATACAATTGCTAGACGCTTTTACTTGTCATCATTCATTCATTCAATCAAGCAAAATACAATAACCTATCCTGTTCCTTTAATTTCAATTTCTCTGTCACATCATACATCATACGCCATGTCATTTCTTAAAAAGACACACAAGTATATTGCATGTTCCAAAAATGAATTATCTCTTGTTGTTCAATCTCTAAAAAATCTTTATGATCCTTCGCAAAAAAATGTATGGTGCAAGTCTACAATAGACGGGGCGACATTGTCGTACAAATTCAACAATATTGAAATTCTTGTGGACGATCATCATATGTCGATGGTTTCGTCCTCTTCCGACTCCTCTCTACCTCCTGTGTACACTTTATCCAATCATGTTATTTTTGTGACATGGGACATCAATGAATTGACCAAGTCCGTTCCGTCGTTGTGCAAACCAGACACTCCACTTTTCGTCGTTCTCCCCTTGCAAGTGAAGTTATACGAAAAAACTGTCAATTCATACTCGTTTCTTTCACGTCTCCTCTTTGGTCATTAGACCACGACAAAATGAAAAGTAATGATTGTTGTTGTTTTATTAGATTAATTGATTTTGATTTGAGAATAAAATTTATGTAAGAATTTTCCAAATTATAATTATAATTATACAATTGCTCAACGTTTTTACTTTTTATCATTCATTCGTTCATTCAATCACAATATCCTGATCTGTTCCTTTAACCTTCTATTTGTTTGTTATATAAGATATCATGTCATTTCTCAACAAAACACACAAGTATATTACTTGTTCCGAAAATGAACTATCTTTTGTTCTTCAATCCCTAAAAAATCTTTACGATCCTTCACAGAAAGATGTATGGAACAAGTCTACGATTGATGGAGCGACACTGTCGTACGAATATAACAATATAAGAATTCTTGTAGACGATCATCATATGTCGAGGGTCTCGTCTGTTTCCGGTACTCTACCCCCTGCATACACTATATCTAATCATGTTATTTTTGTGACACAGGACATCAATGAATTGCTTTCATCTGTTCCATCGTTGTGCAATCCAGACACTCCACTTTTCGTCGTTCTCCCTTTGCAAGTGAAGCCATACGAAAAGCTTTAAAAATTCTTATTTTAGTATAATTTTGGTAATTCATCATCATCCTTTGTTCTTTATTTTTCCAATTCATACTTGTTTTCTTTCACGTCTTTTGAAAAAAACTAAATAAATAAATCAATTAAATTAATTTCAAAAACCACGTCATCAGTTTGTACAAATTCTACGACTGCAATCCTCAATCCTCAAACTCGTTACTATGATTGTTCAAAATGCAACAATTTACAACTTACAAGTTTTAGAGATCAAAGTGGAATTTATCATTTAAAACTAAAAAAATTAATATTTATAAACTTTGTTTTTTTTTTGATTTGCCTCATTTCTCCAAGACTCAAAATTAATTTGCCCAATTTCTCCAAGACTCAAAATTAATTTGAATAATTTTTATTTTAATCAACATCAATTTTTATTTGACATCTTGATAAATTTGTTGAGTTTAATCAAAAATAAATTTGTTTCCAACATTTTTATGAATTCAACAAACTTTAATTTGCCCAGCCATCAACAATGAAATTACGGTCAACGGATAATTCAGCACTGTTGTAAATTTTCAAACATTCAATTCTACGTATTAATTTAATTTATGAAATGTGTTGTACTTATGAATGTAATTTTGTATTATGAAAGCAATGTCACATTATGACTGATTTTTTTATAAATTTGATTGACCAAACGTCTGGCTAACAAAGCTGGTCCCATTTTTATTATAAATTTCATTGGGCATCTTAAAATGTATTTGTATCGAGATTCCCGTTGCGTGATTTTTCTTTGAGCTCAGTATTATTGTTTCTGAAAATTTCAAATTTGCTTTGAAGATTTTCCAAATCAATTTGCAGTTGTTTGTTTCTAAACTCTAGACTTTTGATTTCTAGAATACGACAATCGCGTTCCTGCTTCATTCTCCTCTTATTTAAATCATTGGTGGTATTTAATGCCCACTCAAGTCCATCTGGACTGAGACCGTATTCTTTAAATATCTGTGCTCTTTTTTCGTCTTCACTCATATCATAAATAGTATCATACTTTGTTCTAAGCTGTTCGACATATTCAACCTGATCTTCCATATGTTCAAACGCATTGATATTATTATTGTACGAATAATTACTTTGATTATCTGCTTCGCAACCATTGTCGGTCTCTGTCTCGTTTTGTTTATTATTGGACACTTCTGATTCTAACTCTCGAATTTTAATTTTATAATCATTTTGTTCTTTCTCCAACAAATTACATTTTATTTTACAAGATTCCATTGCAGCAATATCACCTTCTAGTTGTGCAATTTTACTGTTTGCTCGTGTGAGTGCAGTGTTCAATTCATCTTTGCAATTATTCATATCTTGAGTGATTTTATTACGTTCCTGTGTAATTTGGTCAACCGAATGTTTGAGTTCAGCATTTTCAAGGTCAAGGGCTTTGATTTTAAGATCAGCTTCACTGAATTTTTGGGTCAACTCATATTTCTCTTTTTTGACAATATCAAGACTATACATAAGATTAATAAAATGAGCTCTGTTGCTTGCTTCTGATGAGCGCAAAGGCACGGACTTTGATGGCATGGACGATGACAAAGAAGATGCTGATGATGATGCCGATACTGATACTGACGAAGAAGCCAAAGAAGAGAAAGAGGACATCATGATCTTTTTTGTTTGACTCTTTTGTGTTGGTGATAATTCTAAACTTGTCTTGTTTGAAAAGTGATTAGAACAATTTTTTGTTAAACAAATTAAAACTCTATGTATTTGGAAATTTTAAAACTAAATTGCAAATTATTAGTAAAGCCATTATATGTACAATCATAAAAACAAAAACAACAAAAGTTTGTATAGCTTAGCTTTCTTTGGCATGTTTTATCAAGCATTTGTATCATAAAGTTTGAGCTCGTTTAGTTCTTTTTCGAGTTATGACTCTTGTTTATCTCATCGCTTTTGTTGGCGACATTGACATCATCGTTTTCATCAATACAATTATATTTACTTATTGCATTCTTAAGGTCATTAAGAAATTTTACTTCAAATTTACATTCCTGTGCTTTGGCATGAATTTCATCCTTTAGTTTTTTGTTCTCTAGTTTTGCAATCTCAAACTCGTTGGCAAGCTTGGTATATGCAATTTTGATTTCTTGGATTTCACTTTCACAAAATGCTAATTTGCTTGTTTGATTATCAAGTTTTTGAACAAACTCGGCCTTGTCTCTTTTCAAGTGCATGCATCTTAAATTAAATACATTTCGATCAGAATCAGCCTCCTCGTATTCTTCGCAAAGTTTTTCATGTTTTATTTTAAGCTGTTCAAGCTCAATCTCGTGTTTACATTTTGTCGCGTCATTAACATCGTCTTTGGAATCGACATCGATGTCTTTACACGTGCGATTTTTATTTTTCAATTCATCCAACTCTTTTTTTATTGATTCATATGCAGTATTGGATTCTTCAAGTTCGGTCTCCAGTTCCTGAACGCGAAGAATATTTAGTCTTTCTTCCACGTCAAGTCTATCTTTATCACTGAGTCTCCACATTTTGTTTTGTGTTTCTTTAGCGTGTGTATTTTGGTAAAATTGTCAAGCGTGAGTGTGTTAAATAATGAGTTAAAATAACTCGAATGATAATTGATATATCACATATTATTTCCTTCCTGTGGTTGTTTGAAAATTCTATTAATTATTTAGTTTGATTGCATCGTGTGAAACAAAACTACTAATTTATGGAACTTTTAAGATTGTTTATTTCATTTTGAAGTTTTGTGCACGTTTCCTTGTAGACCGAACTATCAAACGTAGCTTCCTCGAATTTTGTGTTCATAAAATCATTCATTTCCATAAGAGCATTATTCTCGGCTTTCAAACATTCGAGTTCTTTTTTGAGAGTCAAGATCACGTCATTTGAATTCCTCAGTTCCGTCTTGAGATGACCAACAATGGAATCTGAAGTACAAGTATGTTTATCAAGTTGGTCATATATGTTTTGAAGTTCGCAATATTTATTTTTAAATGAATTCAAATCTTCACCAAGAGAATCGATACCTTCTTTCATTTTACGACGAAGAAATTCAATGTCTGAACCTGGAGAGATGAAGGATGATGATGATAATGGATACACCAACCCAATTGACGCATTAGTGGTGGCGGTCATTCTTATTCGCCGTTCAAGTAATATTAAATCAACAAGCGATTTGCAACGCGACAATGCCAATATGACCAACTAGTAATAAAAAGTCAAATAACACACATATTGTATGGTTGGAAAATTCGTAGAAACAAAAGCTAGTTTTTTTTTGATATTAACTTAACACACGACGCAACAAACAGAACTGGTTTTAGAACAAGGAATTACTCGCGTATCGCCATCCCATTTAATCCAATAATTAGAATCCGACAATTTTGCATATCCACGTAAATCGGGTAAATTAAAAGTATTTCTTTCCTTAACCAATTCGTCCAAAAGTTCTAAATCTCGATAATTGTCAAGATATATAATGTTTTGTCGAATGTCTGATAATTGGCATTTTTGAAGTTTGTCTGCTAGCTCTGATTTGGCAGCGAAACGCACCGCTAAGATGGCAGAAGCAAGAGAATATTTGTGATAATTGGAACAAGTATCAACTTCTGGATAGTCTGGAATGTATTCAATTATAATAAACCATTGACCAGTTACCCCGGCCTCCCATCTAACTTTTGTTCCTTTCATAAGCTCATTTTCAAATTTGCTCCACATTGATGGAATCTGCAAAACAAATATTTCAACGGGAGTGGGGCTGTAACGAACTCGCAATGTTGAAAGATCATATTCACTGACATTTTCTGGTTTAATGTCAGGTTCGTCTAATGTCAAATCGTTAGCTTCGTAGTAAATTTTTTGCCATAAAATGTTCCATGAATTAGACGCGACTTGTTGAAGAACGATTAAGTTATCGCTGTCTGAATAGACAGAAGAAGACATCTTTTTAACTTTGAATTACTTTAAATATATTTACAGTTTTTTTTTTATAATGACTATATTACGATTACAAATAAACTTGAACAATTTGATATTTGTATCAAATTTTTATTATCATTTTCTAAAACATAAGTAATTTGTCCATTTAGTATTTTTGCTACAACTCATTTAATATGTATGTATGTATGTGAGAAATGACAAACTAGAACAAGTAATCATGAATCAAATTCATAACGTCCTCAGACAAGATTGTATCTTGGACATTATCAAAGCCTTGAACAAGAGATTCTACCCTTCTCCATAGGGTTGGGCCCCACTGATCAAATTCGTGTCTTCGTCCATAGCTGTAGATTGCAAATAAATGGTCGTCCGAAAATTGATCATAAGGATGGTAGGGCGCAAATGGAATACCAAGGCCATAGAGCGCCAAAGTAGAACCGGTTAATTGCTTTGGTTGATCTGATAATAGTGAATTGAGAAATACCTGAGAAAGAATAAACTTGGCCATAATACGCATTACATTTGCGCAATGTTTATTTTTCAAAAACGTTTTGATTTTTGTACGTTTCATCGATTCGTGTCCCCCAAGCTCGAAAATGGCAATTTTGAGAATTTCGGCCATATTGCATACTCCACATTCTGGATGATCAGGATGCGATATTTTCGCACATTCGTCTAAAATTCTTTGGGCTTGTTTTTGACAGTGTTTTGCGCTTTCATTTCCATCTTTGTAACCGTCCTTGATCATTTCAAATGCCAATTTTACAGGGCCAATAAATCTAAGAGTTTTAATTTTACCATCGCATTGGAGATAGTCTTTTAAAGCGACGATGGTCTTTTCTAGCAGTCTTTCAGGGGAATAGTTCAAAGGTAGTAGTTGTTTCACGACTTCATAACTTGCACCTTGAGAAATGATGCATGTGTAAAATTTAGTATCATCAAAATCTTTGACATTTTCAATAAGATATTGAATGGATTTGATTGAGTTGCCTTCTTCATCATCGCCATGTACGGAAGCCGCAAGAAGATGCTCGATTGACCAGTCTCCACCAATCCCATTGATAAAAATACAAGTTTGAGGTCTGATATAATCGAATCGAGGAAAATCAAGTAGCTTTGGTAAATATTGACGAAGAATATCCTCGCGATTTTGATATGACGCAACACGTAAAATGTACCACCATGCGCTGAATTGATTATCTTCTCTTGATTCTATCTCCCAGGATGCCTCGTTTATTATTACATCTGCTTGACAAAGCTTGAATGCGTTATCAAAATCTCCTCCATGTGCAGCAGCAACGGCGATAGAATGATCACATGAACCAAATCTTGAAAACGCAGTAGCCATTGCTATTTGTCCAGAAAAGGCAGCATAAGAACCAACTGTGTTAGCAGTTCTGGAAAAGTAATCGAGTTGTACCACGGGAGGCAAATAAAATAATACAAATCGAACCGCGTTAAAGTCTCCCATAGATGCTGCTACCAACAAAGGTAATACAAGATCGAAGCCTTTATGTGAATGTTGATTTGATCCCTCGTCATCGTATGTTTCGACTGGCTTTTCCCAGCCATATGACAGCATCTCGCACATGGCTCCAAATGTAATTTCATCTCTTTGATACACCACGACACTCATTGCTTTCAGATAAATCCAACAAGGCGTAGAACATATCAAAATATCTTCTCCCTTTTCTAGTAGATCTGTTGGAAAATTTTTGACAAGTCTGGTTGGATGTGAATTTACACATGCTTGTTCACACAAGGCGCATGGCTTATCTCCATTTCCGAAAATATGTGTCCGAAGCGCTTCAATTGCATCTTGACATTTCTCATTGTTATTTCGACTACATTGAGATTCATTGTCGTTGTTGCGAACGCTTTCAATACACGCGATAACAAGTGGGTCGTTAGACCACTCTTTTATAGTATATGTGATATTCTCTTGGACGATGCCATCTCGAGGCGATCTATATTGCAGTAATTCATCCTCTCCCAATGCAAGAATCCATGCCATCATCATGCCCTGAGTTGTGAATCCTTTATTTTCAAATATTACGTAAGATTTGTGCAAATTATTCGAGTGGATCTCATTCAACGAAGAACGGATGAAAATATCCCAGCGATTGAATCCAGATTTTATCAACAAACGTATGGCGTTTAAATTGCCTTCCGAAACAGCTGCGCGAACAGAATCGTTATAGACGGAGAATTCTGATAAAATTTTCAACATATGGTCTGCTTCTATTTCTCGAAATGATTCGTATGAGCAATAATATGATAGTGCCTGAGCATTGAATTTTTCTCGATCCATAAATGTCGCGGGATCGGCCAGTAATCGTTCTCCCTCGGAGATAAACCATTCAACTAATTTGCTATCTTCAGTGATGTATGGAACGACACGAGACAATTCTTGCAATATTACAGGCTTTTCTTCATCTTTTTCGCAGTTTGTACATTTTAGAGCAGTACGAATTTCTTGCGCTGTATGAGGAATGTCAATATTTTTATTTTGTTTGATTTCTTGATACAACAAACTCAGGTTGTCGATAGCAATTTCAGACGAAGGCTCTGCTTTTAAGTCACTGTATTTGATTTCTACTGAAAAGTCTAATTTTTCTTGGTCCATGACGTTTCAAGTATTGTTGCTTGTTGCTTTTAGTTTTGTTGTTGTGGTTTAGAAGAGTGTAGTATGGGAGGACTTTGGTCAGTTGTGATTGTTTGTTTGTTTGTTTGTCTGTCTGTCTATTTGTTTGTTTGTTTGTGACGTGACGTGATGCGATGTGATCTGATCTGACGCGTTTGTTGCTTTTGGGTTTAGCGCGATACACGACGACCTTTGGATGATTTGACGGTCGTGTGTGTGATGAATGAATGAACACACACACACAGCTGTCAAAGCCGTAAAAAACGTCTTTATATTCCAGGATTCTTTTGAGATAAATAAGACAAAACTTTAAATCGTCCAAGACTTTAATTTTGAAATACGAAACATACGAAACATGAAAAAAAGTGCCACAATGCCGCACTACCACAGATCCAGTAATTTGTCTTTTTCTCCCAAGCAAGTGCATCAACAAGTCAATAAGCAAATAAGCAATTATGTCCGATCCTTTAAAAGTACACAGTTCATTGTCACTACCGTCATCATCATCGTCATCTCCATCGTCATCATCATCACTACGACTACTATCATTACAAAAAAGTTGCTCCATTTATTCTTCACCTTCGATTATTTCCCCAAGTATGGACAGCAACAATAATAGTAATAATAATTGCACATCACTTTTCAGATTGAAATACGAAGCATCAAAACATCAAATTCTGAATCATGTTCAAACACAAAAATGGATAGCTTTTGTTTCCGCAGTCAACCGAACAGAAAGAGATTTTAAAAGAACATATGATATCAAATATAATGGTCAAAGTTCTGTGAAATTTTGCATATCGGTTTCATTGATAGAAAATTGGTCATCGCCAAGCAATTTAAGTGGATATATACAATGGACTTCTAGCGCTAGTAGTTCTAATTCTAAAGTGACAGAGAATGATAATGATCACATCGATTACATTGAACAAGAAGACCACGAGATGTTCGATTCCATAGATTCTTTTAAACAAAACTTAGAATCTATACGGAAAATTATTTTTGTTAAATTGCTTCGAGGCGAAAAAGATTTTGCTTTGGCATGCAGACAAAAAGCACAAAAAGAGTTGGATAAAATTTTCTATTACAACGGTGATGGTGAAGAGAAAGAGAACGAGAACGAGAACGAGAACGAGAATGATAAAGAAGAAGAAGAAGCTACAGTCGTCCGTGTCCCACCGCATCAAGATTTGATCAATGCTATCAAAATTGGTAAATATTACGAAGTTATCGGAGCACTCGTTCAATATCCACAGTGCAGATACTTTGGCCAACATGTTTTTTATAAAGAAAAGGAAAATATTCCTTCATTGCTTGATCTAACTATCAAGAATTGTTTTTCTGATCATCCTGTCATTCAAAACGAGGATGCCGGCAAGTGTGACAAAGTCGAAAATTTGATTGTTACGGAATTTACTCAAAAAGAAAGACATGCCCTCAAGATTCTTGTTTTGCTTATCAAGATAAATAAAGATACCCTTCCTTCTTCCATTTTGGATATATTTGGATCTGTACCAGTGGAAGATATTAATGTTGAATCTAGTACTGACTACATTACAGTGTTTGAAAGGGGGATAATGAATATTGATTTTGTTAAAGCTCTGGGTCAAGATCTTTTCTCTTTTGAAATCCTGCAAGTGCTGTTTGGACTTTTGCTTTCAGCAGAGAAATTTTGGATTGTACAGCACAACAAAAGGCTAGGCCCACAGATTTCACAAGCTCTACTAAAGTCACTCAAGTATATATATAATCGCAACCATCATTTGCTTCAACTTCAACAAGAAAAGAATAAAAAACAAAACAATCTTGGTGTTCAACAACTTGATAAAAGTAATCATCATCGTCCAAGTTCATTTGAAATTCAACCAACCATTGAATATAAAAGCGCTGACCTTATTTGGACTTATTGTGATGACATATTGGATTTACATGGAAACGATCGGTCGTCCAGAAAATGTTCTTTTAAAAAAGGAGCACTCATTCCTGTAAATCGGTTGTTCATTTATGAAGCTGTCTTTGAACATATTTTTAGATGGAAAAATATTCGTGAGGGAAGCTTTAAAGACAGAAAAATTTCACATTTGCGTGACTTAGATTTCAAAAACGCAATTAAAACAAAAGAACATAAAGGCCAAATGTATTATATATGCTTTCCTGTTTCTTCATCTGTTTTGCCGAAGCAACTAAAATCGTTTTATAAAATGGAAACGCTTGAAGAACATGAAAACGAGCAAGAGTAATTAATTCTCCCAAATTATTTTTTTTTGTTGATATGATGTACTATTAACAATTTATTTTAAATTATTTTTTGTATGTAGTATTTCATTGTGTTTGAGTACAAGGCATAATACAGTGTATTGTATATCTATATCATTAATATAATTAAGAATTGATAATTAATACCTGTCGTTATACGTCTGATGTGTTTAATATGATTTTTTGGGAAAGACGGCATTTTGAGACGTCAATACATTTTGAGACGTCCTCACTTTGAAATATTTTGTTTTTTTTTATTATTGATCGAATGAGACAAGAGTCGTGTCGTGCGTTATCACATTTTACCACAAATTTGGCCTATCTTTACATTCTTGATTTGTTTATTTTTTCCCAACAATAAACACAATAATACAGCAACAACACATCAACACAATATGAGTAAACCCATTACGGATTCTCAAGATCTATCTAAATTATGTATATCATCACCATCATCACCGTCGTCACAATCATCATCACCCCCATCACCATCAACACCAAAGCTTTTCCCACCTCAGACCGTTTCCTCATCTACTGAAAATAAAAGTGGTGGTACATCCCTTTCTACACAAGAATATGAATCTTCTAAAGACAAAATCCTCACTCACATTCAACTAGAGACATGGTTGATTTTCGTTTCCGACAAAAGTGAGCTAGATGCAGATTTTCACAAGGGCGCAGATTTTCACAAGAAATATGACATAGATTATAACGGTTGCGGATCTATAAGGTTTTCAATTGCAATTTCCCTATTAAATATAAATAATAATTTGAATGGGTATATTGATTGGACCTCCCGACCTAAATCAGACGATAGCTGTACCGAGAGTGACTTGATGTCTGGAGACGATGAATTTTTCGATTCTGTTGATATGTTTAGAAGCAAATTAGAGCTTCTTCGCATGAAAATTTTTGTTCAACTTCTCAAGAGTGAAAGGGAGTTTGCTTTTAAATGCAGACAGAATTGTCAAGATGATTTGGACAAAATGTTTCATCTCGCTTCAAGCTATGAAAATACGAATATTCATGAAAATATCAATAACGTTGTTCGAATTCCACCTCATCAAAATTTGATTGATGCTGTCGTCATTGGCAAGTATTATGACGTCGTCGACGCACTTGTTCAATTTCCTTATTGCAGATACTTTGCAGGTCATCATTATCGCGGTGATAAAACTGATACGCCTTCACTTATTGATCTTACCATCAAAAATTGCTTCAGGGACCATCCCGTGGTCCAAACAGAAAACATCAATAATTGTTCCCAAAGTGATAACTTGATTGTTACCAATTTCACTTCAAGAGAAAAACAAGCTCTTAAAATTCTTACCCTTTTGATCCAACTTAATCAAGATTCTCTACCACTTTCCCTATATGAAGTTTATGGTTCCGTCCCAGTTGATGACGACGACGAAGATGATTTTGCGGGGTACATTACGGTTTTGCAAAGAGGTTTTATGAATGTCGATTTTATATCTGCGGCATTTAATTTCACCCATGACCTATTTCTTTTTGAAGTTTTGCAAGTTATAATTGCATGCTTGATGAACACGGAAAAGTTTTGGATTGTTCAGTACGACAAAAGTTTAGGTCCTCTAATTACGCAATCTCTTCTAAAATCACTCAAGATTATTTTTAACCGCCAAAATTTTTTACTGAGTCGCCAAAATAAGTTGAATAACGATAACGATAATCCTCGTAATTCAGATAATAATACTTCAAACAAAACTAAAAAAGACACAAATACACTTGTTCGAGAAACTCTTGAATACGACACAACTGGACTTATATGGACTTTATGTTCGGACATATTAGATATTCATGGAATTGATAGGGCGTTTAACGATTGCTCTTTCAGAAATGGAGTTCTCGTTCCTGTTGATCGCTTATATATTTATGAAGCCATTTTCGGTCATATCCTCAAGTGGAAAAATATTCGAAGCAGACGTTTCGGGGAGAAAAGATTGTCTCGATTGCGTGATATGGATTTTAAGAATGCAACAAAAATCAAGGAAATTGGAGGAAAGAAGTATTATGTGTGCTTGCCATCTTCTTCGAAATCAAAACCACTCAACAAAATGGAAAAGCTTGTAGAAGACGAAGAAGAAAAAGACGAAAAAGAAAAAGAAAGGGAGATGATGTAACTAGCTTATTCATCATTTATTGATCATAAAAAATTATTTATTTTTTTTTAACACTCAATTTATTGTTCGTTTGCATTGCACTATTTTAAATTATCAATCATCAATCGCGAAGATAAAATGGAATTGAATGTATGTGGTATGATAATGCAAATGAACGTTGAACAAGGGAGAAGAATAAGAAGGAAAATGTAATGCTTAGCGAAAACACTAAAACGCCAGTTTAGTTTGGTTAATTGAGGATGTCAATGGGCGCTTTCTTTTGTTTTTTGTTTCCGTTTTGTTTTTTCTCCTTGGTCTTCTCCTTGGTCTTCTTCTTTTCTTCTGGCTTCTTGTTTTCCGAGAAGCACTTTTTGCACAGTTCGACTTTGAGCCAAGGAGTGCGAAAGGTTGCCGTCTTGTGACCGTCGTCGTCGCTATTGTCGTCGTCGTCCGTCTCGTCTCCGTCGAGATCAACAAAGACTCCACATCCACGACACGTGTACTCATGGTCCTCATTCTTCATACCCCCGCACTCCAATCTCCCACACTGCTTCTCCGCCATGGCGAATGCACCAACCTGTGATGGAGAGTTCACATAGTTAGAGCATGTTCTGCACGTGTAGGACTTGAACTCGTCGGTCGTTTGGATTTCTCCACCCTTGATCTTCTGGTACTTGCTGTGAGCGTCGTCAAGCGCCTCCGCCAGCCAAGCAGGCGCATTTGGATTGTTGTTGTTCTTTGCGTTGGCGATGCTGGTGTTGGAATTCGAAGCGATACGATTCTCACGCTTCGGAATCATTGAAGTCTGTTCCTCTTCCATTTCCGCGGCGGCAGCGATCTTACGTTTGGAAACGTAAGTCTTGGCGTAGTTGGCGGCCCTGATGTGGGCGGCTAAGCCAGGTTTGCTGGCATTGTCGTACGCATGGGCGTATGCGACTGCATATCCGTGTTTGGACATGTTGCGCGAGTGCTCCTCGTCCCCGTGAATGTTTCCAGACACAGAGGTGGTGATGGTTACTCTGTTTATTTTGTCTGCAGGTGCGACGGGTACGTCGCTGGATTTGCGGACAGGTGCCGCGGGCGTCGTGTAAACATCTTCGTGTCTGCGCTTCATCGTCGTACTGACCATGTCAATGTACTGAAGAGCGTCGGTGGGCGCTGACTTTCCGAACGCTTTCGCAAGAGTTAAAGACATCTCTAAGCGAGACTATCTGTGGATGGATGGAATGATAGAGAGAGAGAGAGAGAGAGAGAGAGAGAGAGAGGTAAAAAGAAAAAAGTTGATGTGGAAAAGAAAAGAGGATGCAGAAAAAGAAAGAGCGGAGTGGCTGGCGTGTTTGATGTTTGCGCTTGCAAATGTGTGTGTGATTGAGGTGTGTGTGCGATCTTGGCAGTGATTGAGGATCGCAATTGTCGTGCGTGCGTGTCGTCTGGGGGTTGGCTGGCTTTTTGAATGTGTGGTTTGCTGGACTTGGATAATGGGACAGTAATAAGTCCGGTAAATATTGTTTATGTGCGACGTTCGGATGAAAGACGTTTTAGAAGTTCTGGAAATTCATCATGGCGCCTGAAAAAAATCTGAACCACGGAGTTTCAATCTGTTTTTCTGGCCGCTCTGCTCCGTGCCCACCCTCACTCTTCCAAACCCATTTCGGATTTGAAACTCGCCCGCCCGCCCGCCCACCACCCCACTGCACCCACCACCGCACCGCACCCACACCACCACCCCACTGCACCCACTACTCTCACTCCATCACCACCCACCACCACCGACCACCGACCACCGCACTGCACCCACTCTTCACTCCATCGCCACCCACCACCGCACTGCACCCACTCTCACTCCATCTCCATCGCTACCCACCACCGCACTGCATTCACTCTCACTCATCTCATTCCATCGTCACCACCGCACTCTAATCCAATCACCAACTCTTCCTCTTCCTCCTCCTTATCTCCGCGTCCTTTTTCTTTTTTCTTTTAACGTCATGTCCTTCTTTGACGAACCTTCCCCTTTCCTTCACAGCTGCCCCGAGATCAAAAACGAGTCTGATCAGCTTCAACAGCAAATCAACGCTCTCCTCGCCCAGGTGACCAGCCCGTCCAACAGCAGCTCCTCCCCCTCCAACAACAACAACCCTTCAGCGCTTCTCGCCGACGTGCCTTTTTCGCGTGCTCTCTACGCCGACGACGCAAGTTTCGACGATCTTCTTCAAGCAGACGACGGCCCTTCCATCAAGAAGGGCAAGATTCAGCATGACCACCACAACGACGCACAGATCGAGGTGAATCGTCGACGAGCCGAATCCTCCAAGCTGCTGGCCAAAATGTGCCAAGAGCGCGGCCATTCTTTGCTCAGATCGCACATCAAGGCTTCCGCGACTATCAGCGAATCCTACACGGGCATGAACATCAAGTCTGTCCTTTCGGGTAAAATCTTGGCCACTTTCAACGAGTGTCCCAAGGTTCCCGTGGATGCTGCAGCCTTCTACCTGCGCGACTGCGCCGTCCATTCGTCCCTGGACGACATTCCGTCTCGCCCTCTCTACCGCGGCTCAAGTCCCACCGACCACGTCAACTGCCCGAGCTTCTACATGGACAATGTGTACACCTTCTGCGACACCATCAAGAATCTCGAACTGTCTCGCCTGAGCCGCACGCCCGATTCGGGCATTTGGTGTCTTCGCAGACACGGCAGCGACATCGCCTACATCATGGACACCCCCGCCAACATTTTCCAGTCTGCTGACGTGACTGGTGAGTGGCCGTCTTCTTCGGCGTTTTCCGTGGTCGTCTCTTCTTTCTACGCTCTTCAGTTTGTCAAGGCTTTCCTCAAGAGCGACGAGCTGTGGAGGTCGGTGTTCAGCATCGTCATCTTGCGCGAGAACGGGCTCAGCGAAAACGACGTGGCGTTGGACAATACCTACTTTCTTCCTCGGTCGTTCCCTCCCTACATCAAGAAACTGGCGATCGTGGGCAGCTTCAACACTCCTTTCCATCGAGACCAGCTTCCCTGCACTCTGACCGAACTCGTGCTGGGGCATTCGTACAACCTTCCTCTTCGCGTGGACAACCTGCCGCATGGCCTGACCGCGCTGAAGGTTGGTCATTCCTACAACCACCCTCTTCCCGTCGGATTCGGACCCAGTCTCACGACGATGTCCATCGGCAATTCCTTCAACCATTCCTTCAACCAGCTCAATCTGTCGCGCAAGATGGAGACTCTGGCCGTCGGAGACGCGTGGTCAAAGAATTTCGATCACGACGTTCTGGGCCCCTACGTCACCACGCTGTTCTTGGGAAATGCTTTCACAGGCCCCCTTCTGCGAGGATCGCTCCCTCGTTCTCTTCGAATTCTCGGAGTCGGCGCTTCGATGGCGTGTCCCGTCAAGAGCGAAGTCCTTCCTCATGGCCTTCGTTACCTTTCCGTCAAGTGCGCGGCCTTCCAGCCTGCATATCTGTCGTCGGTCGCTCCTCTTACCCTGACCTACCTGCACATTGGAGGAACGTGCCTTTCTCGCGCGTGGCAAGTGGACAAGGAGGCTCGATTCCGCAAGTACTACACGAACAAATTCCTGAAGCAGGAACTGAATGATAACGGTCAAAATCACGAAGTCTCAATTACGGCCACCACCTCTCCGAGTCACACTTTTGACCCGTTCTCGTTCTTGGTTGAGGCCGATACTCTCGCGCCTCCCTCTCTACCCCTCTCTCCTCTCCCCGGTCTTTCTTCGGACTCGCCTCCTTCTTCTCCGCACAACAGAGTCGGTGAAGTTGCCTTCCCAATGTCTCCGGTGTCTTCCCTGTCGCCCATCTGCACCAAGCGCAAGTTCGACGACATCTAAGTGTCCATCTCTCTCTCTCTCTCTTTCTTTCTTTCTCTCTCTCTCTCTCTTTCTTTCTTTCTTTCTTTCTCTTTCTCTCTCTCTCTCTCTCTCTCTCTCTCTCTCTCTCTCTCTCTTGTTGGAAATCGTTCTTTTTCTTTTGATTTGATCATGGGGCACTCTTCCCCATCTTCGTGTACATAGCAATAACACGCATACAACTCTCATTCTCTAATTTATTAAAATCAAATATCATGATTTGTTTTGAGAAATAAATTTAAAAATAAAATAATAATTGGATGAAATAAAAAACAAAGAGAGAGAGAGAGAGAGAGATATTGTATACTTTTGAATTATTTCGCTAAGGATTGATTGCCGCAGACAATGAAAACGCAATGGATGATGCACTTGGTCGTCTCAAGGGGTGAGAATAAAATATACCTTTAAGAATTGAAATAATACAAGTTGGAATTTTAAGAGCGCATTTATTCAACAACTTTTCGAATTTAGAATCTTGATAACTTTCAAAAAGAGTTTCAGTTGTTTCTGGTTTAGAAGAGTCGCATGTTTTTTGATTTTTGATAAATTCTGTCCATGGAAAATCTGTCTCGACAATATTGTTGGGACTTGGTAATTTTGGATTAATCTTGGTATAATATGGACTAAACCAACTGTTGATAAGAATCATTTGATCTTGATCATGATGGAATGCAGACACGCTTTGATCATATCTAGCATTTTGAAATCCATCCATTCCAAACATATCCATGATAATACATCCAAATGCCCAAATATCAATCCCTTCGTTAAAATATATACGAGCATTAAGATTTTGTTCTCTTTCTTTTATAGATCTGCAAAGTTCAGGAGCTCTGTATGGGGCTGTCACAAGTGCCGTGTCACAAGCAATACTTGAGCATTGGGTATTTGGATCGATAAATCGACAGGCTCCAAAGTCGGTTACTTTGACACGATTGTCGTGAAATAATAAAATATTACTTGGAGAAAAATCACCATGTATAACCTTTTTGCTGTGAATATATGCCAGACCAGTGGCTATATCTCGTAAAATATTAAGTTTTGTAACTAGTTGAAAAGTGCGTTCTCTTTTTATATGGTCGTATAAAATATATGCCAAGTTTGAAGAAGCCATTTCAAATTCCAAATAAGAATGTGTTCGAACACTTCCACACGCAACTTTATTATTTCGGCGAGAAGAATAAAGTTTGACAATATTAGGATGATATTGAAGAAGATTATATGCCTTGTGTTCATTGGAAGCAGTATTGTTCCAAGGCTGAATTTTAAGAGCCGAAAATCTATTATTATGATGATCAAAACATTTATATACTTTACCATAAGAACCCTTTCCAATCGTTTCCATAATTTGAAGATCTTGTATAAATTTTGTTCCAGGTGGGTATGTCGATGAATTATTATTATTATTATTATTGTCAATAGCAGAAACTTTGGATATAGAGGAAGATGAAGATAGTGGTAATTTTGGACGAATGTGAGCTGACACTGGAGGAGGTTTCAAGGAGTCGGATATAGAAGTCAGCAATGCAGAAATTGAAGTAGGATCAAACGATGATCCAAGTGCAGGTGGATGTGTTGACGATAACATAGATGCTTTGGCAATATGAGATGATATTGTCGTATTCGCTTTATGAGGTTGTACAATTTCCGCGTGCGTGGTAATATTGTTATTATTATTATTATTATTATTATTATTATTATTTGGAGATGGTTTCTTTCTGGATTCGCTTCTTTCGTCAGGCGATGGTCTGCGCTTTAAAGTATTCGACTGGGATTCAGTTTGGGATGGTGCAGATGCAGATTGCAAAATTAACGAATTTACTTTTACCATATTGGACCAGTTTTTATAAACATCTTCATTACTTTTATAAACAGCGTCATTAATGGATATCGATTTAGAAGAAGTATCAATAGCAGACTCAGGAATCAAACCACGGTAGCTGGATACCATTTCGCTATTTGATTCTAATACCACAGAGTTACTCCCGTGATCTTTATTCATTCTTATTGGTACGTTGATTATTGGTTGTGTTACTGCTGATTGTTTGCTTAAACAAAGAAGAGAAAAAAAGTGGCAGTACTATTTGGCCTTGGCTTGGTAATATTGTTATCAAGAGTTTGAAAAAAATATGGAAATTTCATTTTATTAAAATAACAATCAATCAATATAAGCGAGCAAAGAACCAAACGATAAACAAGTCACAATTTCAATTTAATAATATTTACAAAAGCTCAAACTCAAACTAAGTAAATCTCTTTCTGTATTAATCTCATTCATTATGTATACTGATCGAAACAAAGAAGGTCTTACCTTGAAAGGTGTGAAAATTTTGGATACTCATAGCTGGGAAAAGGGTCCCACAAACCAAGAAGCTCGTCTACCCACGACAAAATATACTTTGTATTCATGTTCGCAATGTAGAGAGCAATTTTACCACTTTTATGATCTTCATAAAAAAGGTCGCATGGAAAGTGCTTGGATCTTTAATGTCAACATGATTTGTGGTGGAGCAACAATGGAAAAAAGAGATGCTGCATCTGCAGAACTTGAAGAGTATGAAAAGGAATTAAAAGATAGAGATTCCACTGCTTCTACTGCTTTGAAAACCATTGATAATGATAACGATCAAAGTACTGAAAATCATCATTGGTCTGCTACCAAGACGTACAAGAAAGGAGATGCAGTTTATCTTGCGGGAGGAGGTGTCGCTACCGCTATCGCCTGTGATGACGTTTCTTTTACACCACAAAAGAGTAAAAATATAGATGACGAAGACGGCGATACCAAAGACGATACCAAAAATAACAACGATGATACCAACAATAACAACGATGATACCAACAATAGCAACGACAACGACGCTAATCCAAGGAAAAAGCAAAAGATGTCTTGCGTAGATGATGATTTATTTACTTTACCCAATCCATCTGAACTGAAAAAGTTTTCTAAATATTCTTTCAAGGAGCAAGCTAAATTTATCATTTTATATATCAAGAAATGTATGGCAGATGGAAATTTTTATGTAAACCATGAAGATAGTTATGAAATTATTATAGATCCTAATGATAAAATTTTTCAATCAATGTACAATGGCGTTTTGAATTCCAATGCTCTTAATTACGCACTTGCAAAAAGAAATCCAATTGTTCATAACAGAATCCTTTACAAAAAAGAAGAAGAAGAACAAGAAGTCGCAGACGATGATGAGCGTAAATTATTCAATTCTTTGGATACTTCCTTGGCGCAAAATTTTTCTCTGTGGGATATCAAATGGCATATTTTACTCAGATCGGATAAAATAAATAGAAGTAGCGAAATGTATAATGGATATTGGGACACCGAATCGGCTATTCCTTTGCCTGTGTTGGTTACTTTAACTGCCAAGTAAATTTATTTTTTTTTTCACTCATTTTTATTTCTATATCATGCATCTTATCTACTTGTATTTTATAAAAAAAAAACTATACAATTGTTTATTTATCTACTTTATATAATTTGTGTAAAATTTTATTTTTATTTTGTCAAACATGTCCACAAATACCAGAGTAACTCGGTCATCTGCTCGCCGCGCTTCTGTTAAAGCCCCTTCAAAGCCTAGAGCAGATGAAAGTGGAGATGATAATACAAACAAACCCACGAAAAAAGCATCTACAGAAAACAAGGAGATTTCTATAGAATTTGAGCGCAAGCGACTTGGCATTTTGGAAAAGCTGTTGGATTTGTGTGAATTTTTTCATATTTCTGACAATTATTGGAAGCCTGTTCTTTGGTACACTAAATTTATGAGAACATCCACAGCAACTACAAAGTCTTTTACACAAGCAATTATGAGAGAATGCATTGAGCGCAATTTAAAGCAATTTAAAGTTTCTGAAGAAGAATCTATACAAGCTTTACTTGATTGGTCACGATATATGAATGACAATTATGGAGATATACTTGTTTGTACTTGGACTGAAGGCACTGATGTTCTTTTCTTCAAGCCAAAAGCCGAAGACTTTATAAGACAAGCCAAAACTAGGCATGTCGTAGGAAATAATAAGTATAATCGTGTATCTGTATCTGTACCTTCTTCTTCGCCTTCGTCTGCAACAACGACATCATCCTCATCCTCATCTGCATCGAAATCGAAAACACAAGTGCATAAAGGTGTTTCAAAAGGAACATTTAAACGTGAGTTAAGCAGAGCTAAAAGTAGAAGTAGAAGCAGAAGTAGATCAATTTCTCCTTCGCGTTCCAGACCAGGATCTCGTTCGCGTTCACGTTCCGGACCAAGAACAAGCGCACAATCCAGATCTAGATCTAGACCACATTCGGAACCTACATCGCGTTCTAATTCGCGATCAAGGTCTACCTCACGGTCGAGATCAAGATCGCGCTCTAGATCTGCGTCTCCAGAAGAAATGTATCGGTCAAAACCGAATACCAAATCTCGTTCGCAATCCAGACCAGCATCATCATCATCCACAGAGAATCGTTCCAATAATACTAATGTTCAGATAATGGCAGATGAAATTCCCGAATTAAATCATTCTTCGATGTCTCGAAAGGATATTTTGCAAATTGTAAATAAAAGTCAAAATAACCGGAGAAGTGTAGCCAAAAGATGATTTGTTTTATTGTTTTAAAAAGCCACAATTAGATTTATACATACATAACCATACAAATAAACCATACAATGACACTTTTTGAATCTTGCAATTGTTCCTTATTTTGCTTTTTCTTGACAATTGTCACATTTTTTGCTGATGGTTATTGTGAAATTTCAAAATGTTTATTTATTTTTATTCTTTGCCCGCAAAAGACGACAATTCTTTTTTTTTTCTGACAAATAGTCAAACTTCATAAACGCAAACAATTAATTAATTAATTAATCAATCAATCAAATTCAAATCAAAGCGGTATAGTTCCCTTTTTCTACACGATATACACGATATGAATTTTGTTACTTTGATTCCAAAAGGAGGATTTGAAGATGATCACTGGAGACGTATATTTCTAAATAACCAAACACATGAATTTTTGCGATATCGTGACCGTTCGAAAAAGAATCTAAACATTGATGTCATCTCGTTTCATGCACCCAAATCTTTACCATCTCTATCCGTACCTTTGTCAAAATTGAAAAACATTCTTTCATATATTAACGAGCAATGGTCGGATGTTTTATTGGATAATATCTATAGAAGCGAAGGAACTGACGATAACCGAAACGATTATGATATACCGCTTTGGGCTATGAAATATTCATTTCCACTTCGCAATAATGAATATAATTCGAAATTACCATTTGATTTGAAAACAGACGAGACTAATGATTGGACTTTTCTACGATCTTCTTGTCGCCAATCTTTTAAAAATCCTTCAATACTTCAACATGTTTTTTTGAGACTTCAAATTACTCAATATGCTTTATCGTATATTATTAATAATAATGAGAATAACGAGAATAATTATACAAATATGAAGCGTGCAATATTTGAAGCACCTGCAGCTGGATGGGTTCATATTATTTTTGCTTTTATTTTGGATGCAAGTTTAATGCCAAACAAAAACATGGATTTTCTTATCGTCATGCTAAATTATGCTACTACAACTTTTTACATAGAAATTGTTTTACAAATAATTTTGTATTTGGCTCAAGATTTGTCTTTTTATCGCAAGGATGACATGTCTGTCAAGATTTGCCAAGAAATATTGTCTTGGGTTATATTGAAATGTGCATCTTCTTCTTCTTCTTCTTCTTCATTGCCATCTTCTTCGTTGGCATCTGATAATCAAATCAATTTTTGCCAGGCAGGAGGAATCGAGTTTATCAAAGTGCCTTTTGCTTCTTCTACACCATTTACAAGACCGCAACTGGTAAAAATACAAAAAGCCTATGATAAAGTTGAAAATGGAGACATCAGCGAAGAAGAGGAAGAAGAAGAGGAGGAGGAGGAACAGGAAGAAGAAGAAGAAGAAGAAGAAGAAGAAGAAAATAAAAAAGACACTGAAACAAACAAGAAAGATATGGACACTGATAATGATAATGATAAACAAAGCGATCATGATATTGAATTTAAAGACGACAACAAAGCCACTGATATCAACAATTGTACTGAACCAATAAAAAGCTGTACAGAGTCCCCATGCGATGATGGCAATGATGATAAAAATACTAATAACGATAGAGAAAAAATTGACATGTGTACAGATACAGATATTAAAGCCGCGTCTGTAGATAATATCGATATTGACATAGACAATACCGATGTAGACGAAGACGAACCCTTGTGCAAACGTTCTCGATATAATTAATGAAATTTCTATATTTTTTCATCATCATTATTAAATTTTTTTTCTTTTTTTTTTTGAGATAGATATAATTTACAGAGTACCATTAATTGGCTTCATAATACTTTTGATAAAAATACAGCTATGTCGTATAAACCTCCTCCACCCAATGTCACTTTGGAAGAAGATTTTATTACCGAACAAGAAGAATATGATCTCATTGAATTGCTTGAAAGTGATAAGATCACATGGAATTTACCATTTTCGGACACGAGAAAGTCAAATTGTATTATGGGGGATACTGGCTTAATTTATCAAACTGGGTACACTAAATATGTATCTCAGAGACTTGTCGTACCATGGATAAAAATTGTGGAAGATATAAAAGAACGTATATCTAAAAAATATAATCAAAAATTTAAAGTTTGTATTATGCAACGGTATCCTAACGGTAAAGTTGGAATCAGTCCACACAGAGACAAGGAAATGATTCATAATACTTTGATAGCTGGTTTATCTCTTAAAACTACTCGAACCCTTTCGATAAATGAATGGGGGAAATTGCCGTGTGCTCAATATGTATTACCACCCAGGAGTTGTTATTGTATGCATCCTCCAACAAACGATATGTATTATCATTCTATTGATATAGACGAATCTATCAGTGGGGTCAGGTATGGCCTTACTTTCAGAACATATGAACAGCCAACATCTTTAATTACTTTACCACCTCCTAAAAAGTCGACAAATACAAAGACTACAAAAAGAAAAAGAGAAATATCTCAAAACACAATTTCAACTTCTACGTCTCAATCTCATTCCATACAGTCTACTTTGAATATGTTTAAAAAAATAAAAACTTGAATATAAATACATTTGTTTACTTGGCCATTTAGTAAAAAAAAAAAAGACAAATAACTTATTTTGTATTTACTATTTACCTTGTATTCTTTGTTTTGCCGTATTAAAAAACAAAAAAAAAATAGGACTCATGTCTTGGTTTAAGAAACTCAATGTTTGCGACAATGTCTGCTCATCATCGCCTTCGTCAAATGACAGCAATGATAATAATTTTAAGAATCCTTTTTACGTTTCAAATTATGTTTTTGTAAATCATGCAAATTACAAAACTCCAATTAATGAGATACTTAGGACCAACCAGGTATCTTTTTCTTCCGATGATGCATCTACTTATTGTTTAGGAGATTCATATTATAATACAGTTTATATTTATAATGTCGATGAATATAAAGATGAAGTCACACCTGTAAATAAACAAGTTCAGCCATTAATATTCCCTGGAAATATTGCATCGGAATATGGATCTTCTGTGTCATTGAGCGCAGATGGTAAAGTATTGGCAGTTTTGGCATCTAGATTTATATGTTCGGAAAACCCAAAGATATCCCACCTTTTCCCGAAAAATGCTACAAATAATAATCCTGTCTCTTGTGTTTTTATTTACAAACGAACAAATAAGACGCAAGCATTTCAAAAGATTACTCATACAATATTGATGCCTCTATTTAACTCAAGCAGTTCAAGTATTAATATATTTAAAAACAACCAAATGATTATGATTACAACATCAAATGGAAGTGCAACGTTGTATGATATATCAATAGATTCTAAATATGAATTGGACAAGTTTACGAATACTATTGATGGGGGAATTTTAAAGCACGTCGGTCCAGTTGCTAATAGTGATAAATTATATTGGGTGGTATTACACGCTCCTAAATCACCAGATCCATGGAATGCGCCTGTATCAGAAGATACACTGTTAGATTATATGAATCCATATTTTCTTGTTTTACAATTTGATAAAAATCTGAAATACGATTCTTATAAAGACATGATATATAAATTTGATTTACAATATGATCTTTCTCTTGAAGGAGTAATGGAAAGTTTTATGGTTGCCTCAAAAGACTCTAAACTGATCGTTCGATTTTCACCACAAGAGAAAAAGATTGATAAAGAAACAAGAATTATATTATATGACATGTCATCATCCTCATCATCCTCAACTTTTAAAAAGATTACAGAATTAAGTTTTGAAAATGATTTTAATAGGCTTTTATCAGTTCAAATTTACGGATCTTGGGAATCAACTTACTATATTTTGGCGAATGTCATAAATTCTGACACATATCAACGAAGATTTATGTTGTACGAGTCATCTGACAAAGATCATAAAGTTTGGAAACTTTGTCAAGATATATATCCTCCCAATAACAATTCTAGAACTGATGCAGATGTTATGTCTCTATCAGACGATGGTCAAACAATGGCACTTCATCAAAACCATACGGTGTCTTGGTATAGGTCGATAGAGAAAATAACATAATCCTGGTTGTTTTTGTTTTTGTTGTCTTTATTACTTTATTTGTGATAATAAATTGAAATTTCAATCATAAATTGTTTTAGTAACAAATATATTTTGATCATCATTTGCATCCACCACATTTTCACTTAAACGCTCACACGACACACGGCACTAGTACTCAAATTTCATTTACATCTTATTCGCCAAGTGTTTGTTAAACCACGATGAGTGTATATGGTCAAGATAACGATAATGTCGCTGTCGATATCACTTCTCCCCAAGGTTCCGCTAATAAAAGTGAAGTTAATGATCCTATGACCGACGAGGAACAAAAGATATACGATAAACTCAATCCTCGTCAGCAATATCAATATGTTCACCAGTGGTACCTTCCTGGTCAAATCAAAAAGTGTCGCCAAGAAAGAAAAGAATTGAAAAATAATAATCACCACAAACAATTTGCAAATGATCCTATTGTCAGGGCTATTAGAAAAGCTCGGGTCAAAAAATTTTGGGGTTTGTATGGCGAGAAACTTATGAAGATGTGTGATCCAATTTGTCAAAGGGTTAGATCTTTGAAAAAACTAGCGCTGTCCATGGAGTCATCTCTGAATAACGTTAATACAAGTTCTGATATTTATATCAAAACAATGAGAACGTCTACTGGCGTTTTCAAATCTTTTTCCGATTATGTTCATTCGAATTATTACTTTAAACAGAATCATCATGTTCCCTGGGAAATTATTGAGCGCGATTTTGTTGAAACATTTGTTTATCGACGAAAAATTTATTTGGATTATCTCAAGAAGGATATCAAAAATAAACGAGACAGATGCATCAAGATGTGGAAGGATAGCGCAATGATTGTTTTATTCAATCTGAACCATATTATTCAAAAAATACACACTGTCCTTTCTCGAGATGATGATATCGAAAATTTCTTGTCCAATGGGATCATTTGTAAAATTGGATACTTGTCATCTTTCTTCAAAATGATCGATGAACTTATGGATTATGATAAAAATTCCGAATCAAAACGATCAGATATTATTGTAAACTGTCCCACTCTTTTCAATGATTCTGATGAGGACCGTGTCAAAAATTCGATCATTTTGATTAATGAACTTTATGAATCGCTAAAGAGAAAGGTTCTCAAAATCGACAAAAATATTATGAATCAGCTTGTCGATTTTGTGTATGGGCGTTGTGAGTTTCTCCAAATGTCTCTTTTTTCGGATGCCCATCTCGCAACAGCTACCAATCGCGATCGCGATTCTGATATTATCAACGAGAACATTAATATTGATAATGATAGCATTTCTCTTCCTTATCCATATAGAGGGGGAAACAAATGCAAAGTTATTCGTATTCCCACTGTTTGGTCTACTCTATATTCACATTATACTCTCTATCTAGAAGACAAGCTATCTCTTGGCACAGTCGTCCGACGACTTGCGCCTACTTATTGCCCTAACCAAAACAACAACACAAAGGTATATTTGCAATACGTCGATGAAAATGGACAAGATAAAAAGCACGAGGCGTGTGCATACTTTAAAGAACATTTGCCTCTTCTCATCCGAGCTTGCTTGATTTGGAAGCAATAAAAAATAAATACATTTGTACAATGTCAAAACTATGTTAATTTTTTTTATATATAAATTGTAAATTACTATCTAACATTTTTCAAACAACTCTGCGTTTCTTTTGTTTTGTGCAAAATGATGCCGAGGAAGCAGGGGAAGAAGAAGATGATTGTGTTTTGGCGGCTGCTACGACCGAATCAAAGCATAGTTTTATATCATCCATTACAACTTGGTCTTTACCTTTTTTCTTTTTCTTTTTGACTTGTTTGGAAGTTGTCTTTATTGTTGATTTTTTCTTTGTTTTCTGAACGTCTCCGTATCCATCACCATCGTCTTCGTCGTTATTTTCATCTTCGTTGTCTTTGTCATCATCACTTTCGTCGTCATCATTCAAATCAACCTCTTCAGTTGGTTTTGCTTGAACAAGACACACTTTTGCATCAACACCAGCCTCTGGAAATAAGTGTAGATGATTACGAGATGGTGTGTAATATGCAAATGAATGTCTATCATCTGACCATACAGCATTGCCAATTAAAAATCTAGGTGGGGTCACACGCAAACAAGATGCTTTTCCGTGCCTTTTATTCCAATCATCCAATGGTATGACACGAACCATTTCGATAAAACCATTGTAATACTGATAAGGAACCCAATGTTTACCTAAATATTGCCATGTAGTTTTATATTTTTTTGATATGGTTCCAAATAATTCATTAAGATGAAGACCTTGTTCATCCGTAAATTCTTTAACAACTAACCAAGGACGATGTCTATCATTATCACATACCAGTTTATTTGAATAATCTATCATTTTTAACATTTCATATTGATCCTTGGTATTTATAAAAGAAGATTGTCTTTTTCGTTTCTTTTTTGTATTATTATAATTTTTCAAATCAACGATATTATTATTATCATCATCATCATCATTTGTTCCAATACAAATATTTTCATCTGGATTGTTATTGTTTATATTATTTGATTTTTCATCAGTATTATTTATATTGTTTAATTTTTCATCCTTCAAAAACTCGTCTGGTACTGATGACAGAGTTTTATCCCACAATTTCGCAATATTCTCATCTGATTCGACTCGTTTATTGATAACTTTAAAAATATTTTTTTTGATAATTTTTTTATATTGAGTTGATTTATTTTTGATGTCCACCTTATCATGATCAATATGAGATTTACGAGAAGCTGCTGGGTTTATATCAATATTTTCCAACCATGCTTTAATCCATACATCTCTAGATTGACATTTTTTCATAGTCATAATTTTATCTCTAAATGAAAGTTCATGCTCGTTCCAATATTCGTCCATTAAATGACATGCTAAGTTGACTTTAATTCTTTGTATAAAAGGGCTATACTCTGGAATTGTGTATGGATCTTCATTTATAGCATTGACCATGTCATTGTACCTTTGTTTATTAATATAAACAATTTGTCCATTTTGCATAAAATATCCATATTTTATTTGAACACATGAGAATTCTCTATTTGGATCACATTCCTCAATACTTGGACCACGCATGACAGAACTTGTATCTGATATCGTTTCATTATTATTGTTATCGTCAATATTATTATTATCATCCATTAAAAACGACATTTGTTTATTTATCAACTCTTTTTTGTCTCAAAAGAAGCAAAAAAAAAAAAGAACAGCAAAAAATAAATTTTAATATATACACCAAAAAATGCAAGTGCAATCAAATAAGTGACAAATCTAATAACTAATATAATCAAAATCAAAAATAATATTGGTCGACATTTAATATATGTAATAATTATAAAATTTATTATTGTTATTATAATTATTGTAATTATTATAATTTTATTATTATTATTGTTATTACACGTTGAAAAAATGAATGATTCTAATTTACCCTTGTCTCGGGTCTCATCACGCATATCTACCCCTCTGCCACGCGATGCATCATTAAATTTAGTTTCTATTGCTGTAGACAATAATAATAGTAATAATAATAATAATAATGTAAATCGACAAAATCAAAAACAAAATCACATACATTCAATTAGCAAAGAAATTATGAGCAAAAAGATTGATTTTACATCATCAACAATTGTAGCTACAGATGTCATTCATAACATTGAAGAAAAAATGGCTGAAAATGAACATTCTGGTTTATCTGATGTAACTCTGGGTACTCCGTTTCTAATATTTTTCAAAAGAATTAGTCCCGAAGTTGGATTCTTTTTTTACTTTTCAATCGCCAGTGCAATATTCAACGGTGTCTTTTTGAATGTCCTTAATTTTATTGTATTAGGATCTTCTAAAACCATTTATACATCAGAATTATCTAGATCCAAATATTATAATATTTGGAAAGATACAAGTATTGCCACATCAATAGGAATATTTATTTTCCCTTTACTTTATGCATGGTTTATACGGCGTAAAATTAACGAAAGAACAAAACATGGAAAGTCAACTGTATTTGAGAATCCTCAAGAAGGACAGTTAGGAGAGATAGTATCAAGTCCAAATTCAAAAGATGCCATTACAGGTCATCAAGAAAGTTTTTGCAGAACATTGATATCAATATCTTTATTCATTATAGGATTGGGCGTATATATTGGAGTTAACGTCGTCTTTTATATCTCGAGACCAAATTTAAATCAATTTGTTGTGAGTACAATCCTGTCCATCTTGTTGATGGTTTTCAATTTTTTATGGGAAATTGTTTGCAAGATGATGAGTGATTTACAATATTACGAATCTAAAAGTTTGAAAGCAAAATGGGAATTTGTCAAGACATTTACTTTTAAATTGTTGACTTCGCTAACTATTTTATGTTTTCAAGGTTTTGATGAAGCGTCAACTTCACAAAAATGTCCTCTTGATGGAATTCGAACACAGTTATTAATGTTGCTTTTGACAGAAAGTTTACTTCATAGTATACTTGATATTTTTGGAATGTCAATCAAAAAAAAAATTCATGATAGAGTAACCAGATGTTTGGGACTTGAGTATAAAGAGTGGCTTCCTGTATTTTCTCCATCAGAAGAATATGTGAAACTCATTTACAGACAATCATTGATATTATTGTTGTCTTGGCACTTTTTATTTGGGGGCCTTTTGGGAACTTTGGTAAATTTTGCCCAATATTGGATGGACAAGTATAGAGTTCTTCAAGTTTCAAAAATGCACGTGTTAGAAAGAGAAACAAAAACTTCTAATTCATACGCTTACATTATAGCTGGTTGTTGGGGATGCATGGTTATAGGTTGTGTATTCATGTATCCCTTTGGATTGTATTGGATACTCAAAGGAGACATGCCCCACGCTGATCAATGTCGTATCTATAATAAATAAATAAATAATAAAATTAATTAATTAACAATTCTTTCTTTTTTTTTTAATTGAAAAAATTTTACTATTCAAACAATTGGACAACTAGAGCGGAATCAGAATTAGAAATATTGCGACATGATTTCGTAATGGATCTTGGCAAAGAGTGATCTTTGCGAAATGCAAGATCTGTCTCGATCCATTTGCGCATTTCTGAAAGGATAATCTTGACAAAATCTACAATCGAATGAGAAGGCGACCAGAGGCTGCCGAGAACTGTCGGGCAAAGGGTACCACAATGATGTTCGTCGACAAAGCATGCAAGTAGGTCTGACACTTGACAAATGGGAGCTCGAAGAGGGTGTGCGAATTTATTAATATACATATCGATATCGAAAGTCTTAAGATTGGGAGTCGACGTAATTGGTTCAGATTTATCAGGCCAGACTTTACTTATTTTGAATTTGAAAGTGACTTGCATAGATTGAGAATCCTGAGTGATCTGGATGATATTCAAGTTGTTTTCTTTTGCTTCCGCGATAGTATTTTGCTTCAATATAGAGAGGTCAAGGTCAACATCATTTTTATTGAATGTTGTAGAAGAAGACGACGAAGATGATGATGATGATGATGATGATGACGAGAAAGAAGAAGAAGAAGAAGAAGAAGAAGGAGTAGAAGAAAATGATGTCATTTTACGATTGTCTTCTGTTTTGTACATTTCCCATAAAAGTTTCATGATATTTATGTACCAATATTGCAAGTCTTTTTGTTCTTTTGTCGTCATTTTGTATGTGAGTGACGCTTCATTAACTTGATGTGCGTTTATAGCAGCACGACTTGGATGGGACCACTCCGAATATCCTATAGTGCGACAAGTTGCGTAAAGAAGGACGTGTTTCATAATAAGGGGCAGCCAATGAATAGCTTGTTTTTTGTTCCAACCATTTGAATTGCAAAAATCAGTATATCGTGCTCGAATTCTTGCAATAGGTTTAGGATTGATATCTTCAAAAATGTCTTCGCTAGACAATGTCATCATATTAATTCTTTGATCCAATATCATTATGTCGCTTCCTTCGTCTATTGACAGTATAGCATCAATTTCGTATTCTGAAGGTGGGATCATCAAAGATTTTTCACCCATATATTTCCTGTTCATCATGCCTCCATAAATGCCGACTCCTTTACATTGGCACCAGTATTTAATTTTGATATCTACGCTATGCAGAACGTCTCCGCAATTTGCACACTTGATGATATGAATTGGAAGGTTAGCAAGAATGTTTACGATGGCTTTCCATTGTTGTTGTGATTGGGATAGACATGATGAAGACGAAGATGATGACGAAGAGGAAGACATTTGTCCTCGGTGTCCGTATTTTTGTCTGTTTAATCAAAGTTCAAAATCAATCGTTTGGCGTTCTGTTGAGATTGATATACACGGAGAAAAAAAAATCAATTCTTGAATATTTCGAAAAATTTATGTCTAAGACATTTTTCATCTTAATTATATGATGCAAAACCCAGCAGAAAATCCAATACAAATCAAGAAGAAACAAAAAAGATAAAACCTATTGGCGATGATGGCAATGACATCTCTATTTTGTAATCAAATTGGGCGCTTGTCAGTGACAGAAAAAATACGATTCCGTCCATGTTCTGTCGAAGAAAAAGATAAATTTGTGATTTCAGACTGGAAAGAAGAATATGATCTGATGGACCAATATAACAAATTACACCCAGACGAAATTAGATTGGATCAACCATTCAACTTTTATGGATATAGGAAAGCTTTTGAATTACAAGTAGAACAAGGCCAAGCATTTATTATCGAACTTTCGACTCGAGCATCATCATCAACATCATCAACAACAGGAATTAATTACCAACCTATTGGGGTAATTTGTTTGGATTTAAAAAAGATTGCTACCAGTCAAACAACAAACATTAATTTGTTTTGGATACACCGCTCATATAGAAAAATGGGATATGGAAAATACTTGATCTGTGCTATTTTAGAACCATTCTTTCGAAAACAAAAAGTAAAAACTATAACAATAGAGGCAGTTGATAATAATATGCACTTTTGGAAAGATGCGTGCAATTTTCAATTAGAACATAACACAGATACATTTTTTAGCTTTCTCATGTTTAAAAAATTGTAACATTATAACATTGTTGCTCTTTTGAAGTGATATAAAAATATTTATGGTTTCATATTTCTTTGATTATTCAACAATTTTGTGAGTTGTGCATCTTTGTGAACACGGTTATCATATGATTTTGCATTTTTTATATGGATTTCAGCTTCTTTAACAAGCGCAGGATCTATTTTATTGTGTTTGAAATTTTTAGCGTTAGATTTGGCTTCTCGCTTTAGCTGCTTTTTGGATTTAATTGGCGCGCAATCGTCGAAAATGAGGAAAAATTTAGGTTGAGAAGGAGAAGAATAAGAAGTTAAAGAGGTGGCTGTAGCTTTCGAATCCATGTTGTTTAATTTTTTTAAAATTAATTGCGAGTTGTATGATTATGATTGTAATTAATTATAACATGTGTGCAAACAAGGAAACAATAAATTGTTCGAAACAATTAAGAAAAAAATTCTTTTGATAAAAAAAATTAGCTCGAAAGATTATCTTCTATATCAGAGTAATTAGCCCAACCATCACATCTTGCTCTTGCGCGTTCCCATTTCTCAATTCTATGCTTTCTATAGATTTTTTGCAAATTTTTTTCATGATTTGCAATTTCTGGATCAATTTGCGCACACCGTTTTTGATTGAACGCGGTTGAAGGTATCAGAGAAGAAGAGGAGGAAGCAGAAGCTTTGGCTTCCCTCTCTCTTTGTTTTTTAGACTTTTTACGGCGTTTGGATTTCGATTTATCATTATCCAACGAAGGTGCTTGGGTTGCGGTAGATGATTGAAGTTCATTCATATTCTGATGGAAAGTATCCATAGAGTTGGACATTGAATGTTTCGTGCGTGCGTGGTGTGTGTGTGTGTATGCGTAGTGTGTGTGTAATTATCGTGAATGAGATAATGAACGAGTGAGTGACCGTACTGATGTTACGATTTAGAATTTTTGAAATTTCCAACTCATTTTTTTCCAAAAATATCTTCGAGTGATGGGTTGGAATAAAGTCGCCGTCTTTATGCCGTCGCCCTGAAATAAATTTCCGCCGTTTTATTTCCGGACCGATCAAAATATGCCAATAGCTCCCAAAACAACAGCCATCGTCAATCACACTTCCAAAACCTCTCCCCGCTCTCTCGTTCACTCTTCTCTCTCCCACCGCCCATCCCACCCACCCACCACCTCAACCACCACCAAGTCTCCCATCTCCCAAGTCTCTACCACCCCAACCACCACCCAACACCAACTACTCGCCATGTCGTCCACCACTTTCTTCGCTTCCTCGTCCATCGCCGCCGTCACCGCCGCTCCTCTTCCTAAGAAGAACTTCAACGCTCTGCCCGCCGACGTGCTCCTCAAGGCGATCCGAGGTAACAAGAAGTCGAGCATTGCTCAGCTGGCCATGTTCTCCAAGCTGAGCGAGTCCGTCATCAAGAAGGAGCTCCCCGCTCTCGAGAAGAAGAACCTCGTCTTCCGCGAGCCCGGTGCCAACCCCATTCGCTACAGTGCGCGCGTCGTGGAGGATCCGGAGGCTGGCACCGCAGACGTCTCTCGTTCGTCGGGCTCGTTCGGACAGGAGCCCTCCTTCTCCGCATGGGGCAACAAGGGCAAGAACTTTGACCGTGGCGCCCCCAAGACCCAGGAGGAGCTCGCGCTGGAGTACGAGGTCAAGATTCGCGCTGACAGGGTTCGCGACAACATCGCTCACTTCCCCATGATCAAGTTCAAGACTGCCGAGGTCGCCAAGGACCTGGACATGTCGTTTGACGACGTCAAGCAGTCGCTTCGTCTGATCACGGGAGACGACGATAAGGTCTGGGGAACGTTCTACCTCACTTCGTTCACCATGACCACTCGTGGCATGTTCTGGATCCTGGTCGACTCGGTCATCGAGGCCAAGGTGAACAAGGCTCTGGGCGAGGGGGCGTTCATGAAGATGCTGGAGCAGGGACACGCTGTCTCGTACATCACCCGAGAGGCGGGAATCAAGACTTCCTCTGACGATGCACCGTCTGCCGCCAAGGACGTTCAGAAGAAGAAGGTGATGGCTCCCAAGGAGTCGAACAACAACAAGCAGTAAGCGGAATCTCGATTCCCATTCCATAAGTGTTGTTGCTCCTTTCACAACCTTTACAAACCCCCACCCTCGTCTTGTCACGCCATCTGTTGCGTTCTCTTAAAAAATTATCTCTTCTCTTGTCCCTTTAGCGAGCGGTTGCTCTTGTTCAAACAAACAAGTTTCAAAATAAAATAAATAATAATCATTTTTTTTTAAATTAATTAATTCAATCAATTCAAAACAGTAATAAAAATAAATTTGCTAGCTTGCAGAAGGGCGCTATAAATATATTGTTGAGAAAAAATGGCGTTACCTATAATCAGTCGTCATTCAATCACTCAACAACTTTTATTTTCAACAAATATTGTTTAATGAAATTTAATTTGAACTCATCTCATCAACAAATTATTGTTTGATAAATTTATTCTTTGTGTTTTGAACAAGTCTTATTTTTTTTTTGAATTTATTAATTTTACGATAACAAAGTTTATAATTCTACAATACAATGATGTTTAGTTTTGTTCGTTTGAATTGAATTAAATGTCGTCTGGAATGAAGTCGAGTTCTTTTATTATGTGTAGTGTCATATGGTCCCGATGGTTCACAGAAATTTTATAATGATCGCCTTCACATCTTCCAACTGTCATAGAGTCATAGTCGCCTTCATACGTAGATTCTTGTCTCATCTCCACAAGTGCATAAGGGGAAACCAAGTGAAATTCAAGATTAAAATCCAATCCCGATTTTCTGTAGATATCTTGAAGCTGAGGAATAAAAGGCTCGAGTTCATCAAAAAGCTCGTGAGTGCGCAACATAGGCAACCCCACAAATTGCCACAGAAGGTCGAGCATGTGTTTATCCAGCGAGAGGATGGAAATAAGGTCAGGTTTCAGAGAATCGATGTATCTTTTTGCTAGAACGCGCAAATCCTCCAACGAGTATGATGGTAGAATATTGAGTAATTCCTTATCTGGAATGTTGTCTCCGATAACTGTAACCCACTTCAAAATTGAATCGGTAATGATACATATGTTTTGCGATGGCTTCAAAAAATTGTAATTGGAAATATAATATCCTTGTTCTGTCTTTACTATCAAAGTAATGATTGAACTGAGTGCTTTGTGATCACCCACTTCCAAAATCTTGTTCATTTGGTCAATTCTCGACGACTTTGGGCTGTACATTCCTCCATTCTGACTTGTATGTATTTTCCATTGATCTGGGAATGAGCGCGCTGTATCGCAGTATTTAGCATGCAGGTCTGACAACAACTTCTGTCGCTCTTGACGAAAAGCTTCGAAAGAAGGATTCATGGGAATATGCTGTGTGTGTGTGTGTGTGTGTGCGTTAGAGAGAAACGGGATAAAGAGAGAAGTTGTACGATTAGAGATCAAAAAGCACAAGTTTGAAGCAGTGTCAAAAAAAATGGGAGGCGCAATTTTGCACAGTACGAATATCTTGCGCTTAGATTTTGTCTTGGATTTTGATTTCAAATTGTTGAATTTTTCAACTGATTAAAGAAATTTCCAATATTGAAAAAGTTAATTAATTCTTGTTACAATCTTGTACTAGTTCAACTCCGCGCTACATCCAAAACAATATTTGCATTACTGTTTTTTATTGTCAAGTTTTTTCCAGTAACAATATCAATATAATCATTATAATGTTGGGGATGGCTTATTCTGATTTCTTCTTTTGTTTTTTCTTCGCGATTATACTCGCTATAATTATAATTTACATCAAGTGTTCTCCCCAGTATAAATCTTGTTCGAAACGGGACCCCGAGCCTTATTTATGGTATCATTTAATTTGTGGACCAGCAAGACACGGAAAGGATACTTGGACAAGTACAATCACTGATACAAGTGGAAAATATGAAATAATTCCTATTGAAAACATCACAACCACCGCACCCGCCAACTTTCAATCTTGTATGTTTTACTGTTTTGTTCGTGGAAATGACGAGGGTCAGTCACTGGATGCTCTTATCGACGCAAAGAAACGCTCTCCCAGAAGAGTAGCTTTTGCTGATAATCTCAAGCACTACGTATGGAGAAAATGTCTTAATCTGACGGATGACTTTATCACACTTGACAGTGAAAAGGATACTCGAATGGTTACTTATCGAGGCGAAACCAAAACTTTGAGAAATTGGCTTATTCAGATTGGAGCAGAATTGAAGGAGAAAGATATTTATGTCTGGGTTAAAAAAGCACTGGAATCGAGAAAACATATTCAACATAAAACTCCTGTAATTATTTCTGATTGGCGTTGTCCTGAAGAATACGAGTACATTACTCGCATATCCTCTGGAGAAATTGTATTTTTTTCTTCAATTATCGAAATTTTTGCAAAAATTGTGTATTGTTTCGCTGCTTATCGTTTCTTTTCGATTTTGGGCGTAATTATTTATTTCCTTACTCTGGTTATGATACGTGGGTATGATTTTATCACTGGCACGCCAGATTACTTTGTAGCTAAAGATAGTCTCCCATTGACTACTCGTGTATTCGACGCAGATAAAGAGGTTGCGCCACATTCTTCTTCTATTGAACATGGAATCGATTTCGTAGCTACCAACTTTCTATGCCTTCGTGACCAAAATCATTTCGACCACGTCGTTAAACACTATCCTCAATACAAAAGCTACAAGCTGGAAGCGATTGTTATAATGAAAGATAACAATAACAAAGGTGAACAAGAACAAGATGTTATTCTCAATTCGGAGAATAACAATAAAGATGACATCTCCAACGACAGCGATCATGGCGATCATGCCATCAGCGACAAAATGGATTAATTAACAAAAACATGTCTATTTTTTTTGTTTGTTTGTTTATTATTCATGTATTTATAAAATTTGTACACATTCAACATATGTATGTATACGTATCACATAGCCATAAAAATATTAGTTGTTGTATGAAAATTCTAATGAAAAGAGAAACTTTGTTTTGAATAAACAATTTAGCTTATGCAGAAAGCAAATCACTTTTATTCCGTATTGCATTTTGTACCTTGTATTTTTATTTTTATTTTCAAGAGATAAGAAACAAAAATGATGATGTCCATGATGTTTGATAGTGATAATGAAGAAGGTGATGGGGTATATAATTATAATAATAATAATAATATTTCAGATATAGCACATGTCTACAACAGTAATTATCAAGACAACAAAAATACAAATGAAAATCCAAATCCAATTGATTTTGAAGTAAATTGTGCTGACGAGCAACGACAAAGAGATGATGAAGATGAACAAATGTACCATCAACACGAACACAGAGAAAATGAAAAAATAGACGAGTCATATCAAAGCCAATTACAACATTCACATTATTTGCCATTGGATCAGAATCAGAATGAGCAGCAACATCAACCCCAACAACAACAACAACAACAACAACAACAACAACAACCAAAACTTTTGAAAGTTAGAAAACCAAGAACGCGTAAAAACAAAAGTATTAAAAAACAAAAATTACAAGAGTCCGAAAGTATTATTATCAAAGATTACGACACGAACACGAATGTCACTTATGATTGTTTGACAGAAATCGAAGAACAAAAAATACAAGACCCGCAACAAAAAGATATTGAAATATTAGATTTAGATCAACAATATAATGTTGTCGAAGGCGTAACTCAAGTCCTTACTAAATTTGATCAAACTCCGTATCAAGTCCACGATGCAAACATTTTTCCCGATCCTTTACTTTCTTTGTTTCCTCTTGGATATTGCACATGTACAAATTGTACTGGTATGAAGCGTAAAAGAAAAAATCAACAATCAAAACCTGTTCCCATCACATCATTTTCCGGAAGAGTTTATTGTTCAGTATGTGATTACATGTCAAATCCACTGAGAAGGCCAAAAGATGATAATAATAATAATAAAGATACAAACAATAAAGAAAAAGATATTGACGACGATGACGATGACGATAATAGAGACGAACAAGATTCAAACGAACATCGCAGTAATGGAATGGTTTTAGACCTTAGTGTGATAAGTGATCAATCGTCGTCCTCTTCGGATGTAAATTGTGAAAATAAAACTTTACCAAACCAGCCAATACAAAAATTTCAAATCAATCAAAGTGAAAATAAAAATGATGTTCATGTTGATTCTCATGCCCAACTTATATCATCATCATCATGTACACCATCATCATCATCAACATCATCTCTTGAAGAAATAAATACACAAAAATGGGATCCTTCTGAATATAACGATTTTGTGAGACAACTTAACGGTATATATTCTGACGATATTTATACATTCATTAAAATCAAATCGGGAACTTTGACTATTGTAAATATTCTTCGATGCGACACGCGTCTCCACTGCGACCAGTGCTCTTCTCTCATCCCGGTCGACCTGGATACTCGCAAAAGTATCGTAGAAATATTTTTGGCGAAAAGAAATAAGTTGGATAAACAACCATCACTCCTCATTCCTAAAACATCCGCTTTACTGAGCAATGGTGATAATGATTATGATTATTAATTAATTTGGAATAAAAAAAGTAGTTTGTTGTCTTGGTATAATTATTATTATTACATTTATTTATTTATATTTCAATTAATTATTGTTTGTTATTTAAATACTCGTTTCTATTCTTTTTCCATTTTTGTGTTTGTGCCATCATTATCCACTATTATATTATTTTGAAATAAAAATTTTAATAATAAAAAAAAAGTTGAGATGTCTTCTTCCTCTGCTTCTTCTTCTTCAAAATCAGTGCGAATTCATGCTAGTCCTGAGATGACATTAGAGTGGTTAAAAAGATGTTCTCATATTGCTAATCTAAATTATAATAATAATTATAATAATAATAATAATATAATTGATAAATATCAGTCTGATGATGAAAAAGAATATAACGATAATATGGAATCAAAATCGGTTTCCAACACATTTGAAGTATTTCCAGACGGAGAAGTCCTTTTTGCTACAGAAACAGAAACAGATATAGATACAGAAATTGCAATTGCGATTGACAATATCGATCCTGTCGTGCCTACGTTAATATCTACTAACGAAACCACTTTTATCGGCGATTTCAATAATAATAATGGTAACGTCATTACTGATGCCATGAATGACGGACTTGTAAGAACCAAAACAAATCCTGTTTTTGCATATCATCAAAAAAATGCCCTTGACAGAGCATCTACTGTCTTAGAAACTTACTTTCCTTATAATAAGAATACGTATAATAAATTATGGTGGTCTCAAGTATTTGTTATATTTTTTATATTGTTACAATTTTCATTGTGTGTAGCAGCATCACTGTTGATGTCTAGTTTAGGTGTTATACTTCTTCCGTGTGTAACTGTTTTATCGTTTATCTCAATTATAGTATTAATATTAAAATGGTATGGAGCGTCTTGTATTAAGTACTCTTCGGTATCTCAAAATCAAATTAGTGTCATGTCAGCTGATAAATATTTATATAATTCTATCTGGACATTTGTTATTACAAGTTTATGTATTTGTCCTGTTGGCATCATAGCGTCATTATACGTTGTTATTGGTTTACGCAAAGATTCAGACTCTACAATTTGTTTTGCACACCAACAAGTTTTTATGGATGAAGGAATGCAATCTTTGTTAAATGATACTGGATTACCAATATTTGCATTATTGGTTGCAAGTACTGGAATCGCTATATTAATATCTATATACGTGTTTGTGATACAAATATCATTTCTTGTTTATCATCATAAACTGTCTTGTCTTCAAATGTATCAGGATGAAATAATAGCATACTTGCCAATTTCAACTCCTCCATTGAGTGTGTTGTTGCCCGAGTCGTCATCATTGTCGTCAAATAAACAGAAAAATCATCATCATCAAAATATCACAGAAAAAATAGATACTAGAAAGGAAGAACACGAAACAAAAACAAAACAGCAAAAAAAAGAAGAATTACAAAATAATAAAAATAATAAACCTACAACTATCCAAACACCACAAAAACAGAATGTAAATTCAAAACTCTGTATGAATATTGATGATAACATCAATAATTCTATACAAAATGTCAATAAAGACAACAAAGACTATACGACAACTTCTGCATCGGTTGCCGTATCTTCTTCTTCTTCTCGAATTCCCTTGAAAATGCCACCACCTATAAATCAAATTTCATCAACAATAATTACTACAAAAGAACCAACAGTGTCAAAAACATTATCAGTAGTGGAAACAGTGCCTTCATTGTCAAATAACCCAAAAACTGTTTTAACGAATGGTGAAGCTTTAAGAAATGATCCTGAATCTGAAATTCATCATTCAAATAATAATAATAATAATATCAGGGTTAAATCTCCGACAAAACATTCTTCTTCTTCTTCTTATATTTTACGATATGCTCCTCGCAACTCCAAGGCTTTGAATTAATGACTCTTTCCTGGGGTTTTAAGTCTTCCGTATTTACCTGTCGGATCATATACATACTTGGCTTCTGCTGGGTGTTTTCTTGCAATATCTTCAATCTCTACAAGACGCACGTTATCTGGGTTTTTGATTGCTCGTTTCTTCCACCATAACTTGTCCTCATCAGGAAGATCAGTCCATTCGTGACCAATTTCATGTATTCTGTCTTTTCGAACGACACCTTTAAAATCCTCTAAATTGTAATGATGTCTAAAAAATAGTTGATAACCTGTTATAGGACGATCTGTATATAATTCTCCACTTAATCTTTTAGAAGTAGAACGCCTTTCTCTCAGAGTTTTCCTATTCTTTGTACCTTTTGTAACCTCTTCTGCTTCTGCTTCTTCTTCCTCATCCTCCTCTGAACCCCATGGTTCGAATCCTTCATGTACTTCCATTGGATGTTTGTGGAATAAACTTTCAAAATGTTCAATAGGCGCCGTAGGGTTATTTTTTGCCGCGTGATTCCATTTGTTTTTATCATGCCCACTGAGATGTCTCCACTCCCTTCCAATAACATCATATCTTTCCGCGCTCGTGCGTCCAATATGTTCCCTCAGATCAAAGTGACGCGATACAAACATATTAAATCCAGATCGATAAGTTTGTTCTCCCATTTTATTATATTGTGGACCTCTTGATCTTGATCTAGACCTCGAAGTAGATCGTGATGTAGACTTAGGCCTGGAGGCGGATTGTGATCTAGATCTAGACCTTGACCTTGAAGCAGATTGTGATCTAGATCTAGACCTTGATCGTGAAGCAGATTGAGATCTAGACCTTGATTGCGAAGCAGATTGCGATCTGGACCTTGAGGGCGAACGTTCAGCTTTTGATTTAAGTTTCAAATTCGAATCGGGACGGACATTAGACGTGGATGTCCTTGTTACTGATTCTTTTACAAAAGATGGTCTACCTCGTCGTCGTCGTGGCATTTTGGATTTTTTTTTTTTGGATGCGGTAAGTGATAAACTTTTTATTAAAAGGTAAAAAAATGCAGCAGAGAACAAGTTTGTTTTTTTTTTGACTTTCTTCAACTCAAGACAATTTTTTCTCAATATTTTTTTTTTCTCTTTAAAACAATTTGTGATGAGTGTGCAAATTTAAAATTAAATATTATGCACATCTTGTGTAATCATATATTATCACATATTACATTTTTAAACATTTTGATTTGACTATGACTATGACGACAACAATAATTCATCCTACACCGCCTTTAAATTGGAAATGTCCTATTACTTTAGTCACCGGGCTAGTAGATCTTCAACAAAGAGAAGGATCAACTCGCAGAGATTCTCGTGAATATTTAAAGTTGGCCGGTATATTGCTTGTTGATTTTATACCATTATACGTCAATTTGGTTGTTTGGATTGAACCTCATTTATATTCCATATTGGATGAGATATTATTTAATGGAAAGAATTGTAGAAAACGTTCAAATACAATTATCATTTGCTTCACGCTAGAGTCTTTATCTTGGCATAAAAAGTATTACAACAAAGATATTCCGTGCAATTACAAATTATATGGAGGTAGTTTTAACAACCCTTCTGTCAAGTTTACTTCTTTATATCGTTCAGTAACAATATGCAAATATAAAATGGTACAAGACACTATTTTGATGAATCCATTTGACACATCCCATTATGCCTGGATTGATATTGGAGTTTTACATATTGCGAAACAGCCAAATCCTGATATTTCATCAAACAGCAATAATAATAATAATAATAATATACAAGATTGTTGGTGGCACCCACATGTTAAATTGATAAAAAATTCTGATTCATCGCAATCATTGTTATCGTCATCATCATCATCATCATCTACGGACTTAAAAAGTAAATTTGAAGATAAAGTAAGATTGTGTCGTATGCGTCCAATTTTTAACAAAACTGATTTCATATATACAACAGCTGGAGGTTTTGTGTCTGGATCATCTTTGGGATGGCACAAATTTTTATCCATATTTGAAAATTTGGTCCAAAAATATCCCGATTATTTAGAAGAACCTATAATGGGTATGATATGCGAATATAATCCAGAATTGGTAGATACATATTGGGGAGATTATAAAGATATAATACGCAATTGCAGATATCCTGAAAATTTGGATGCATGTCTGATTTATTCAAAATCTATTCGGGCTCAAACGTCATATGATATTTCTTATAATTATTCGCTTACTTCTTTTGTTGTTCCTTATATACGGTATCATGCATACAATTGGAAATCTATAATTTGTGAAGAATGGTATTTCGAGCATTTCAAAAATTGTTTCGAATCCAAACGATTTATGGAATGTATATATGTACTTCAATTGTATTTGCAAACATCATCATCTTGGAGTTTTCAAAACTTATTAAATAAACAATGGGTTATTCAGTCATGTAATCAAATTATTGAACATAATAATACTAATAATTCTGTAGCTCCAGTACTGTTGAGTAATCTTAACAATAGCAATGTTGCACAAGAAATTGAAAGAGACGATGAACTGTTACATTTGTTATTAAAAAGTAAAGTATGTTGTGCCGAGTAAAAAAAAAGAATCATGTGTCCCTTGTTAAATTATTTTTCGCTTCTTGTCCATCCAATCACAAACTGATGATTATTTTGATTAAATATATGTTTCTATGTACATTTACTATAATATAATACATACATTAATTTGTCCATTAATTAATTAATTATAAAACATGCTTGAAGGGGAAATCGAATTTTTGATTTTGGATTGTTGCAAAAAAAAAGAAACAGAAACAATTTAATATCATTACATTATAGCGTGTCTTAATATATTCATTATTCATTAATTAAAAACATATTTTTAAATACTTGAATAATAATAGTATCATATTAAAAAAAAAATTGAAATTGAAATGTCTGTAGTTCCTGCCATACCAATGTCTGGTACATTCAGTACGACAACAAGATCGACCCCTTATTTTTTCCCTGATCTTGAATCTTGTGGTTTTTGGAACACGTCAGTAACTTATTCTGTTGGTAATATAGTATATTTGACTTTGCCGTACCGTTATTACATTTGTTTAGTGGAAAATGTAAACGTAATTCCCACTACAGCGTCCAATTCTTCTTGGTTATCCTTGCCTTTGCCTCTGGATTCTGCAAATGTTGATTTAACTTTTAAAGGCAAATGGGATATTAATCAACAATATACACCTGGTCAAATAGTTTTAAATAGTTTAGGATCTAAATTATATATTTCCAGATCATCCAACAAAGGCTTTAATCCTGAAACAAGTACAACTCATTGGTATTATATGTCATTGAAATCGGTTCCGTCATCTGATGGATATATTGATGTCTCCAATAATCGATGGAGTTTACTTTTTAGGAGTTCTTATTCTTCATCCATAGAATATAATTTAGGTAACATTGTTACAACTTCTGAAGGTACTTGGATGTGTTTGAGCTATACTTTATTGAATAAATCTCCCTCTATATCTGATACAGTTAATTGGTTATATGTTTCTAATTATTATGGCGTTAGTGGTACAGATCCGTCATGGAATCCAATGCAAACATATATGACACAAACATTGGTAATTTATAATGGTATTCTTTATCGAGCATTACAACAATCTAGAGGAAGAATACCAGGAACTGAAGATACTGTATTTTTTTGGAAATATGTTTTTTCAATTGATGAATGGGCAGGACTTCCGCAAAATGGGGGAAATGGTAATACCGGAGGAGGTGAAGGTATAACTGGAGTAACTGGCATCGTTGGTGGAGATACAGGTCTATATACAGGTATTCAAGGTCCGAGAGGACCTCCTGGTTTTACAGGTCCGAAAGGACCAGATGGCAATACAGGAGCACAGGGTATGCCTGGTATCACTGGTAAACAAGGACCACAAGGACCACAAGGCATTACCGGGTTTCAAGGAGATCAGGGAAATATGGGATTAGAAGGAATGACTGGAATTACAGGTGTCGATGGGCCTCAAGGTTCTACTGGAATTGAAGGCTCTACTGGAATCGATGGACCTCAAGGTTCTACTGGCATTCAAGGTTTTACTGGAATTGATGGACCTCAGGGCTCCACTGGTATTCAAGGTTTCACTGGAGTTGATGGTCTTCGAGGATCTACTGGTGTTCAAGGCTTCACTGGGGCCATTGGTCCTCGAGGGTCTACTGGTGTTCAAGGTTTCACCGGATTTACAGGACCTCAAGGTTCTACTGGAATCAGAGGTTTCACCGGGTTTACTGGACCTCAGGGTTCCACTGGAATGACGGGTTTCGTTGGATTTACTGGACCTCAGGGTTCCACTGGAATGACGGGTTTCACCGGATTTACTGGACCTCAGGGTTCCACTGGAATGACGGGTTTCACCGGATTTACTGGACCTCAGGGTTCCACTGGAATGACGGGGTTCGCCGGATTTACTGGACCTCAGGGTTCCACTGGAATGACGGGGTTCGCCGGATTTACTGGACCTCAGGGTTCCACTGGAATGACGGGTTTCACTGGATTTACTGGACCTCAAGGATCTACAGGTATTACAGGTTTCACTGGAATTGATGGACCTCAGGGTTCCACTGGAATGACGGGTTTCACTGGATTTACTGGACCTCAGGGTTCCACTGGAATGACGGGTTTCACTGGAATTGATGGACCTCAAGGATCTACAGGTATTACAGGTTTCACTGGAATTGATGGACCTCAAGGATTTACAGGTATTACAGGTTTCACTGGAATTGATGGACCTCAAGGATCTACAGGTATCGCAGGTTTCACTGGAATTACTGGACCTCCGGGTTCTACTGGAATCACAGGTTTCGCCGGATTTACTGGACCTCAGGGTTCCACTGGAATTGACGGGCTTCAAGGGTCCACCGGAATTCAAGGATCTAGCGGTATCGATGGTCCTCAAGGATCAACTGGAATTGACGGGTTCACTGGAATTGATGGTCCTCAAGGATCAACTGGAATTCAAGGTTTCACTGGAATTGATGGTCCTCAAGGATCTACCGGTATTGATGGTTTCACTGGAATTGATGGTCCTCAAGGATCTACCGGTATTGATGGTTTCACTGGAATTGATGGTCCTCAAGGATCTACCGGTATTGATGGTTTCACCGGAATCGATGGCCCTCAAGGATCTACCGGTATTGATGGTTTCACCGGAATCGATGGACCTCAAGG